ACTTGCTGATGGTCAACTTCAAAACTTTACCGGTGAACAAAGACGTGAGACAGAAAACTTCATGAAGAAATCCATCGGAAGTATGGAAGACTTTTTGATGACCATTGTTACAACCGCATCCAATCTTGAAGATTTGTTGGAGGCAAAACCGACTGCTCGTGGACAGGTATTAAGCAGATTTCTCGGATTAGAATTCCTCAAGAAAAAAGAAGAAACAGGAAAAGAAATTTATTCTGAGTTCTCGAAGGGGATGATTTCTAACGTCTATAATACGGAGTCTCTTAAACAGGATAATGAGACCTCTGGTGAGGAGATTATTCGGATGAAGGATGAGATTATCGAGATGTCAAAAAACATCTCAGATGTCGACAAAAGACTTCAGAAAGGACAAGAGTATAAAGACAATTTGTTAAAATCCAAATTTACTGATTTGGATAAAGAACTTATTACTTTGAATCCGATTAAGTTACAATCAGAAATTTCTGACCTTGAGGAGTCTGAAGAAAAGACAATTAGACTTATCAAAGAGGTTAAGATTGTTGAGCCCAAAGAATTCTATCATGAGGACAAACATGATAACGTAAAAGAGATAATCAAATCTAGATTCGCCGAACTGGTCACTTGTGAGAACAAAGTTGAGGAAATTCAAGACCTTATTGAAAAATATGGTGATGGAATCCAATGCGAACATTGTGGAATCAAATTGATGGAGGCTAAGTTGACCAATGAAAAGATTAAACAACTAGACTCATTCAAAAGACTAGTTCAAGACTTCAAAGAAGAAATCGATGGGTACGAAAAGAAAGAACAATCCTTCACACAACTCAAAAAAGATTTTGATGAGTATGAGAGAAACAAACTCATAAAAGAAAAATATGAGTTATCTTTGGAATCCACTCAACTTAAATTGGAACAAGTCAAAGATAAACTCAAAAGGTATGAGGAAGTCCAAGACAAAATCAAGAAGAACAATGAGATTGACGCTCAGTTGTTAAAGGCGGGATTACGTATTGACGAATTGATTAATGAGAAGAGGGGGTATGAGAAGGTTCAGAACACAAACTCAACTCGTATTGAAACTCTTGAATCAAGAATCGAAAAAAACAATGAACTCATCTTGAAAATTGCTGAAGAGTTCGAAAGGGAGAAGATTTACAAAATCTATGTCGAAGTCTATGGTAAGAATGGTATCACCAAAATGATTATGAAAACCATGATGCCGTTAATCAACTCAGAACTTCAGAGACTCCTACAGGACTCTGCTTACTTCAACTTGGAGATTCGTATCAATGACAAGAATGAGGTGGAGTTCATGATGATTGACAATTCTACTGATATTGAAAAACTGATGGTCTCAGGATCTGGTTATGAACGAACGATCGCTGCGATGGCGTTAAGAGCTGTATTATCCAAAGTATGTTCATTACCAAAACCGAATATAATCGTATGGGATGAGGTATTCGGAAAGATATCTAATGACAACTTGGAAATGGTTGGTGAATTTTTTTCTAAGATGAAGAACTATTTTGAAAAGATATTCGTTATTACTCACAACCCATTAGTCAACAACTGGGCAAATAATACGGTCAGGATTAATAAGATTGACAACATTTCAAAAGTCTCACAATAATTGTGAGATTTTTTTTGGTATCTAAATCAAATATAATTACATTAGCTTCATGATGACAAATAATCTGAATATTGCCTACAATGAGAAGGATGTTGAAAACTCCTACCGTCACTACTTCCTTAAAAGATTTAAGGACATGGAAATCACGTCACCCTTTGGTTGTGATGGGTTTGGTGTTTCAAAATCTGATAAGGTAAGAGTTCTCATGGAGTACAAGGATGACATCAATCTTTCTAATAAGTCAGATTTGGTGAAGGTTCTTGCTCAATCTGTGTTTTATATCAAGCGTTTTTATGACAAGGGAATTATTCCACCTACCACAATTTTCATTGGGGATAGAAATGAATGCCTCACGTTACACGTTAATGATGTAATCAAGTATCTTGAAATGGACTTGAATTGGAATACCGCACCTTCCTCTGCTCATAACATTGCTGAATTAGTTTTGGCAATGATGAAAGATGAGTCAATCAGACCATTTGTTTACAGTTCTGACGACTTTATGGAATGTGTTCAAAAAGTTAAAGACTTGACCGATAATGTTCAACGAAGAGTTCTTGTTACTGATAAAAATATCACTGAGGTATTTCGTTACTTTGATGAGAAAGTATTGGGTAAAAACAAATTGACTACGAACGAAAGAGCTAATCTATTCGTCCAAATCTTGGTAAACAAAGATGACAACTATCTTCATCCTGTAACTAAAAGAAAGACCGTTGTAACCAAATCTTTTGGTGAACTATCCATTGTATCGAGAGATGCTTTTGAATCGTTTTTCGGTCACTTCTCATCATCTTATACACCATCACAGAAGCATAAGTTGGCGGCGGTGGTTGATCGTATTGTCGAAGATACTACTCGTCGTAAACAAGGTGAGTTCTTCACACCTGCAATTTGGGTGGATAAAGCCCATGAGTATGTCGCGTCAGTATTCGGTGAGGATTGGAAAGAGAAATATGTGGTATGGGATCCAGCTTGGGGAACAGGTAATCTTACCCGTGACTTCAAGTTCAAAGAACTTTATGTTTCAACTTTGAATCAATCTGATATTGATACTGCAAATCAGATGGGATATAATAATGAAGCGGTTAAGTTTCAATATGATTTCTTGAATGATGATTATGAAAAACTTCCTATCGGATTGAGAAACGCGATAGGAAGTGGTAAAGATATTATTGTATTAATGAATCCTCCTTATGGTACTGAGAATGATTTGAGAAATATAAAGTCTGAAGAAAAAAAAGTTAAAAAAAATGAAGTTTCTAAGGTTCATAAAGAAATGATTGATGTGAAATTGGGTAAATCTCAAAAAAATATGTTTACTCAGTTCATGTATCGACTTTCAAGTTTTAACTGCAAAATAAATATATGTACGTTTAGCCCCATGCTTTTCATGTCGGGTTCGGATTATTCTTTATTTAGGGAACATTTTTATCAAAATTTTCAGTTTGAAAAAGGTTTTATAATGAATGCTAAAAACTTCGATGATGTTTCAGAATGGGGCCTTTCGTTCAGTGTTTGGAAAAATACCAAGAACGATAATCAATTATTGTTCGAAGTATTAGAATTGAATGAAAGTTTAGAAATTATATCTATTGATGATAAAGTTATTTATCCCCACTCGAAAAAACACTCATTAAAAGAATGGACTAAAACGAAAATTAAATCTCCCAAAATTGAGACATTGACCCTTACTTCAGCATTTTCAATAAAAGATTATGAAAACTATCGTGAAGAGAACTCGATTGGAGAGTTTTTGAATTCAGGAAATAACACTTATTTCAATACAAGAGAAGTTTTTATTGGGTCTACCAAAATGATGAGTGGAAATAACAGATCTTATCCTATTAAGTCCGATAATTTCTTCAATGTGATTTCAACATTCACTGCGAGGAAAGTAATTAATCCCACTTGGTACAATCAAAAAGACGAATATTTTGAACCGAATGAAAACTTCGAGAGGGTTTCTTTCAAATATGATTCTTTAGTTTATTCATTGTTCAATAATTCCTCACAACAGTCTTCACTTCGGGGGGTAGAATATAAAGAAAAGTTATGGGATGTCAAAAATGAGTTTTTTTGGATGTCGGTGGACAAGATGAAAGAACTTGCGGACCAAAACGGATATGATGAACTTTACAACGACGCGAGAACATCTCCCAATCGTTATGTTCACAAACTTCTATTTGGTGAAGAAAGAATTTATGGTAAACTTTCTCCTGATGCAAAATTAGTTTTGGATAAAGCTACAGAACTTGTTGAGAAATCTATGGAACTTCGTCAAGTTATGGCAAACGAAGAAAACCACCTTAACTCGTGGGACGCAGGATATGCTCAACTCAAATTAGTTTGGAAAGAATATTTTCAAGAAGATTTCAAAGAGTTCCGTAAGTTGTATAAGAACCTTGAAGATAGAATGAGACCATTGGTGTATGAACTTGGTTTCTTGAAGAAGTAGTAATAGACCCCACCTTCAACGGTGGGGTTTTTAATTTGACAGTATAAAATAAAACCATTATCTTTGTGTTTATGAAAGGAGATCTAAATCATAATCAATTATTCAAAATCGAGGAAACTTTGGAAGATTTCAAGGTATTACTGATACGTTATAGAAGTATTAAAGGTGATGAAACTAAGTTAAGACAGTTTTTTGTTAGAAACAGAAATCCGATTTGGGATGTAACTAACTGTAAATTTTTCAAGACTGGATTAATGTCTGAGTCCGCAAAAAATATGGAGTTATCTGAGTTGGTTGATGACCACTTCATTCAAAGAAGTAAGGCAATGAAATTTATCTTTTCTGAGTTGGATAGGGATGAGAATATGGAATTGAGTAAGTTCATCCAAATTTTGAAAAAGTATTGCTCTACTGTTAAGTTATCGAAAGATGAACATAGTAAGGTTACAGTTGTTGCAAAACAAAATCCAACATATTTGAATTACGAGAGTTATTTGGCTTGTAAAATTAAAATAGATGGATTATCGAATTTAATGTTGAGCTAATATCAAATTAATTTATATCTTTGTGGTATGCAAACATTCCTACCATACGCAGATTTAACCGAATCACTCAGAGTCCTTGATGACAAGAGACTTGGAAAACAACGAGTTGAAACCTATCAAATTATTAGTGCAATCACTGGCAGACCAAAGTTGGATGGTACCCCCTACAAAGGGTGGATTAACCATCCATGCTCTGTTATGTGGAGAAACCATGTGTCACTTCTTAAGATGTACTTGAATGCGAGTATTGATGAGTGGGTTAGTCGTGGGTTTAAGAACACAATGGACAGGGAAGACATTGATGAGGTGGTGGATTATCCTGATTGGTTTGGTAACCAAAAGTTTCATGACTCACACAAATCCAATCTATTAAAAAAAGACTTCGACTTCTATTCACAGTATAGATGGAATGTTGACCCTACCAATCCTTATGTTTGGAAAGATAAAGATGGTAGATGGTATGAGCAACATTCGGGAACTAAAGGACGAGTTTATTTTGTTAGTAATATTAAATCAGTATCTTTGTAAAAAATAATCAAAAACATGACAAACTATTTAGCTACAGTTATCGGTAATTTCATCACCGACGAAAGTTGTAATCAATTGGTAATGGCAGTCGCACCATTGGTGGACTCACCAAATATGAAGTATCAGTTCGGAGGAGGAATTGTAATGATGCATTTCGCGACAGATGTTCCTAAAGACGAAATCTTTGAATACATCACGGGTCTCATTCATGTTGATAGTGAAATACTAATTTTGACAGAAGTTTCTGACAAAGTGTCAGTTCATGTCCCTTTCAAAAAGTCTGGACACTTATTTGATTTGGATAACCCTGGCCATGAAAATGACTATTCCATCGACATGAAAGGTGTAATCGAGAACACTGATTTGTATGATGATTTGGATGAGGATGATATCGATATCAGTTTTTCAAACGAATTTCATTCAGAGATTAAGTCTAAGCTTCCACATTGGATGAGTAGTCCAACCCCCAAAACAACTTTAGATACTATCTTGGATAAGATTAATGTCTTGGGTATGGACTCCCTTACCAAATACGAATTAACTTTACTTCAAAACTACAGCAATAACTAATATGAAAGAAAAATCTTCAATTCCAATTAATCAAGAAGAGATCAGTCATTACTTAAAAGACATTCGAAAGATAAAGGTCATGACTCCTGAAAGAGAGCGTGAACTTGCTGAGAGAATGTTGTCGGGAGTTATCACTGAAGACGAGAAGAAAGAAATCCAAAAAGAATTGTTGGAAGGTAATTTGCGTTTTGTTATCACTGTATCAAAGCAATACCAAAATCAAGGTTTGGATTTGTGTGATTTGATTGCGGAAGGTAATCTTGGTTTGATGAAAGCGATAGAAAACTTTGATTGGACTAAAAGATTGAGATTCATTTCATATGCGGTATGGTGGGTTAGACAATCTATCTTGCAATCTCTTAATGAGAACGCAAGAACCATTCGTCTTCCAGTTAACGTTGTTCAAGAACTTCATAAAGCTAAGAAGGAACTTGAAAAGGCTGGCGTTGAATTACCTGAAAAGATGGTGAATCTTCCATATACAATCAACTTGGACAATCCACTTAATGAAGAGGGTGATACATTGTTGGATATTTTGGTGAATCCTAATGCTGATTTGGCGGATAAAAATTTGTCTACTGAAGACACGCTGAAAGAAAAACTTTTGAATATGTTGGATGTTTTGGACGAGAGAGAAAAGGTCATCATCGAGGATTATTTCGGGTTATCAGGTTCAACTAGAACCCTCGAGGACATCGGAAGTGACTTCGATTTGACCAAAGAAAGAGTGAGACAAATCAAAGAAAAAGCTCTGAGAAAGTTACGAAACGAAACAGGTATTCTTTTTGACTATCTGTAAATTGGAATAAAGGGTGTATTTATTTAATACACCTTTTATATTTTAAGGATAAATCAAAATAAAATTGTTATGAAAAAATTTATTGAAAACAACTTTGTTATAATCGTATTAGTGATTACACTACTCACACTATTCAAGTCTTGTGGTGATTCAAGAGAGTTAACCAAAGTAAGACAAGAGATTACCGCAATCAAAGACTCAACATATACCAAACAAGAACTAAACATTGAATTACAAATCTCAGGATTGGAAGCAGAAAAAAGAATGATTCAAGCTACCGATAGAAAATTATTCGATGTCAGAAGACAAACTGAAATCGAAGAGGAGATTAAAAAACTTAAATCACAAAGAAAATGAATTGGGTTCAGAAGAATTTCAGGACAATAATTTATGTGTCCTTTTTAGTTCCAATCTTAACCGTAGCATTTGTATCTATATCTCACGTAACTTCTTGGTATGGATTATCAAATCCTCTAAGTTGGGCGATTTATTTGTCAGTAGGTATTGAAATTGCGGCACTTTCTGCATTAGCGGCTATCTCAGCGCAGATGGGATCTAAAGTATATTTTCCTTTTGGTATTGTGACGCTTATCCAATTCATTGGAAATATTTTCTTTGCGTATCAATATATTGATGTTAACTCAACATCATTCAAGGACTGGGTTGATTTAGTCGATCCTTTTGTTAGTTATTTGGGTGTTGAGTCTGGAGATTTTGTTGGTCATAAAAGATTTTTAGCGTTATTCGCTGGAGGTATGTTACCGATAATTTCTCTTTCATTCTTACACATGTTAGTTAAGTTTGAAGAAGAGGAAAAGAAAAAGACACCTACTGCACAACCTCAAGTTTTGGATATTGACCAACTAAGTATTCAAGCTGGAAAGATGGAAGCTGAGGTCGATAAAGAAAAATACACACCAACTAAAGAAGAATTGGAAAAGTTGGAAGATGAATTAAGAAAACTGAATGAACAAAAATTTGGAGTTTTAGTAAACGAAGTTGAAGAAGCTCCTCAAGACGAAGAATCTAATGATTCCGAAGTAAAAAGACTCAGTTATTTAAGAAGTCATGGTTAATATTGAAAGATACGGAAAATTCAAACCAACAGGAAAATACAAACAAAAGACGCAAATAATTTTGTGTCATACTTCAAGGGAAGTCGAGGAATACTTGGCTTCCCTTACGTTTAGGTACAATACCAAATACGATAAAATACCAAACTATGTTGTGACTCGAGATGGAAGGGTATTACAATTATTATCCAATGAAGGACACAGTAATTTCTTCAATGACCACATCACAAACAAACTTTCAATAATTGTCATGTTGGAGAATTTGGGTTGGTTGGAAAAGAAACCATTATCCAATCATTATATTAACTGGAAAGGAAGTATTTATAATCAACAGGTTTACGAAAAAAAATGGAGGGACTATTATTTTTGGCAACCTTACACTCCTGAGCAAATTCAAACGACTGCTGAGTTGTGTAAGTATTTGACAGATACTCTTCAGATTGAAAAGACGTGTGTAGGTCATAACACGAAAGTGGATGGTATAGAAAACTTCGAGGGTATTTGTTCGAGAAGTAACTATGACTCCATATTCACAGACTTAAGTCCATCATTCAACTTCGAAACCTTTATTAAATTTTTGGAAAATGAGCAATTTGCATAACGAAAGGTACGACGAGATTAAATCTCTATTAAAGAAGTCTAAATTACTCTTTGAGCAAGACGGACAAATAAACGTTGCTAAAGATGTTGAGAGCAGAATTGCTCAAGATGTTGAATATGATACCGCTGAGACTGAGGTTGAGGCTGGCGAAGAACCAACTCCGAAAGACAAATCCCAAAAATATAGAATTTCTGGTGGTATCTTAAAACTTCATGGTAAGGACAGAAGTGATTTGGACATCACCACTGACGAAAAGGTTGCATTCCAAGAGACTATGGATGAATTCGTTGAAGAGGTTTCTGATTTAGTTGACTTCAACACTTTGAACGTATATAAAAATAGTGTTGAGTGGTCAGGTAAACTTATCGATGAAGATATCGATTTTATCTTCACGATCGGAGAAGACAGTGGAATTTATATTAACGGAGAAATGATTAAAGTTGACCAAGAGTTCTTGGACTTAATTAATAAACTTCAACAATTTTACCAGAAATTTAAATCCAAATGGGGTAAAGTTTTGGCTAATAGAAAAAAGACTGCAGAGTCACCAGTTTAAGATGAGAGAGAAAATAATCAATAACAGACATGATATATTACTTGTAATAGTAATGGTGTTAGCGTTATGGAATATTTTGAATACAAATGGGATAAAAACAGATGTAAAATCCTATAAACAAAAAATTGAGAACATTCAAGTTGAAATTGATTCTGCTCAATCTGTCAACAAAGAGATGGATGAAAAAGTTTTAGTAATCAAAGAATCAGTAAATTCTATTACTAAAGAAATTCATGAAATCGATAACAACATAGACATGGTTAAAGAACAAACTGATGAAAAAGTTATTAATGTTGGTTTTATTGGTAATGCTGAGCTTGAAAAGCTTTTCGCAGACCGTTATTCAAACTGAAACAACAGACACCACCAAAGTAGTATTAAGTGTTAGAGTTGCCAGATTGGTCTATCAAGATTTATTAAAATACGATGGATTAAAAGAAGAGATGGGATTGATGAAACTCAAGATTCAGAAAGTGGAAGAGAGAGAATCACAGAAAGATAATATCATTACCATCTTAACACAAAAAGATGAAAACAATCAGTTTATCATTGGAAAAAAGGATGAACAACTTAAACTATCTAAAGAATTAACGGATAGTTTACACAAAGAATTGAAGGGACAACGAGCTCAGACTTTTTTATGGAAGTTGGGTACTTTTGTGGGATTGGGATTAACAACAGTTTTATTAATAGGTAACTAATGGCACTCACAAGTTCGGAAGCTAAAGAAATAGAAGTTATGATTCGTAAAGAAATAAAATCTTTTATGAATAATAATACTATCAAACAATTTGAAGACCAGTTGATGGACAGAATTCAAAAAGAAATAAAAAGAGGGAAGCTTGAAGGGGAAGTCAAAGATATTACTTTGAGAATGTTCCGAGAATTCTATCAATTCATGTGGATGAACAGAAGTTATTGGGAACCAAGACTTAAAAATGCTTAAAATTGTAGTTTAAATGAAAAGTTCAGCAGATTTATTTAAGAATAGTTTAGATAAGGCGTTTTCGCAGATAAGTCTGAACTCATCGACATTACAAGACCATATGAAATATAAACAAGGGTTCACAGAGGAAAATTTAGAAGGTGGTATCTCGGACGGTAAGACACTTCAAGACATTGCAAAGAAACACAAAGTTGATTTGAGTGTTTTAGAAAAGGAGTTGGGTAAAGGGATTAAAACCGAAATGGAACATACTGATAACAAATCCAAAGCAAAAGAAATTGCTATGGACCATTTGTTTGAAGACCCCGAGTATTATACAAAATTAAAAAGAATGGAGACAAAAGAATCTAAAGACCTGAAATTGAGTAAGAACGATAATGAGATGGTACGTGGTATCGTTGACATCATCAATCAAGTCAAAGATGTCGAAAATAAAAAACAGATTGCCCATAAGATGATTAAACAATTCAAGAAGGAAAATATTGATGTTGATGTTAATGAATTTTTGAAGATGTGTAAGTTGAAGGGAATGAAAAAAGAAGAACCAAAAGAAGCCACAGGTTCGGGGTCATCAGGAGCATATGTTGGGCCAGTGTTCGGTGGAGATGATGAGTTTTGGGAAAGAAGTAGAAGTGAGACTCCCAAATTAAAAGAAAGTGACGTGGAAAAGGTTGAAGCAAAAGAGGCAACAACCACAGGTTCTTCAGGGGGATATGAGACACCAGCTATGTGGGCAAAATCTACCAGTAAAAAAGATTGGGGACCAAGCAGAAAGACTCAGTATAAGGGAGGTTCATTCGTTAAAGTAAAAAAGAAATGTACCAAATTCCCGTACTGCAATCAAGGGGACATCAATGCCCTCAAACTAAGTAAAAATGAATCAGTCAAAGACGCAATAAAGAATGTTGCGAATAAACTGAATATCGACCAATCTGTGATTATAACTATTTTAGAGCATGAGTACGAAATGAAGAGTAAAAGAAACAAATAAAGATATTTATTATAAAAATAAAACAATGAGTGATTTCAAGAATAATATAGACAAATTAGTTTCCAAAATATTAAATGAGGAAATCGAAAATAAAGTTAAACAAATTTCTGAAGAAATGGGTGAATGGACTGAAATTGAAATTGACGAAGAATTACACGGAGGTCAAAAGAAATTGGATGTTGCAAAACCTAAAGGAAAATTAGACGCTGCGGACTTCAAAAAACTTAGAGATAATAAAACGAATAAAAAAGAAGTTGATGAGTTTTACTTTGAGTTTGATGGAGATGATTCTGAAGATGAAGAAATGGAGATGGGAAGAGACAAATTTCATGTGACTCGTAAACCAAAAATGATGGGTTCATTCGATGATGACCACGGATTTTATGACGAAGACGAAAGACAATATACTGGAGATTTTGACTTTGACTATGATGAAGAAGAGTTTGACGATTTCGATTCATTTGATTCTAAGTATGGAGGGAAGCAAAGATTATTCGCGCCAGGTAAAGAGGGTAAAAAATTCTTCGACATGTATAAAGAAAGGTTCGGTAAACCATTTAGAGTTAGGACTCCAAGAGACATGGGAGAAGCTGAGACTGAAGAAGGAAATGCATTTAGTGGAGCATTAGCAGATGCGAAGAAATCTGGTAAAGATTCCTTTGAAGTTGATGGAAAAACATATAATGTTAAGGAAAATAGAAAATCTTCTTTGAAATTGACTGAGGATGAATTGATTGACCTAATTGAACAAATCGTGTTGGAGCAATCAGTAAAAGATAAAGACGAAAAATCGAATATTTCTAACAAGAGTCCTGAAGGTTTGAAAAAAACTGATAAAGTGTTGGGTCTCAATAAAAAAGAAAATGATGACTATGCTAAAGAAGTAGTTAAAAAAATGAAAGATTACATGAAGGACATGGTTTCAGGTGGTAAAGGATATGATGAAAACCCTGAGGACTTCCCTCAAAGTAATTACGATATGGAAAAAGACCATAAAGAAAAGAAATATCATCCATCAGATGCTGTTGAAGAATATATTGAAGCTTTTGCTTATCCAGGTATGACTAACTTAGTCTATGACGAAATCAAACCTGATGATGAAATGATTGAAAAACAAATTAAAGGAGATTCTAAGAATGGAAATGCTGTTACAGGTTCCGATGGTAAAGCTTTGGGTAATGTTTCTAAAAGAAGTGAAAAAGTTGGAGAAAGATTCAAAAAGAATTTCGACGAAAACTTGTACGGAGCAGAACAAATGAATGTATCTTATAAAAGACAACCACAACCTGTCGATATTGCTGGAGAAAAGAAAGAATCAGGTGGGTTGAAGAAGGGATCTACTGCAAAGGCACAGAAAATAATGAATCAACTCGAATCGAAAGAAGAGAAGAAAGCTAAAGTGATTTCTGAGGAAATGGAAAAGATGAAAAATCTTATTGGTTACAACAGAAAAACACAATAAAAATTCACATTTATTTGATTTGTATTATATTCTCCATAGATGAACTCTATGGAGAATTTTTTTAATTGGATTGCTAAGCCAGTCCCCAATGACGAAGTGGTCATTTGGTTCAACGTGCACAATATGATTTATGAAAAAATTGAATTATATGGTGACATATTCAAATCATTGAACTATGTGATTACCGACACCTATATGGGTGATTCAAATGGTAATGCGATTGAAACTAAAATAGTTTTATCTCAAGATGATAAAAAATCTCATTTTGACTGGTGTTGGGAAAAAATGATTGAAAATTTCAAGAGAGAAAATATTGTCATTACCCTGAATGGGGAACATAAGGACTATTTGAAATCATTTTATATGGATACATTTTACAATCAAAGTGAAAAGAAAGTCAAAGACTCAGTTCCAATATTTCTGAATGATATATTCAACATGTCAAAACCATTCAGTAAATCAGATTTGGATATGCTCACGGAGATTTACAAAATGATGGAAAAAAATGTTAAGTAGAAAAAACCATCCTCTATTTACACAGAGACAAATAAAGTTATTTTTATCACATAAACAATAAACGTTAATTAAATCAAAATGGAAACATTAGAACAAATTAAAGAACTCACTGAACTATTGTCAGTTGATGCCGCTAAATTCTATAAAGGTAATAAAAGTGCGGGTACCCGTGCAAGAAAATCTGCACAAGAACTAAAAGCATTACTTCAACAATTCAGAACTGAAGTTCTTGAACACAGCAAAACCGAGAAAAATGCATAATATTAATACAATATATTTTTTTATATTTGTGTTTACAATATTAGTGTCACTAAGACACGCATTAAAATTTATAGGAGCCCTGTTGGAAAAAGAACCAAAACCTTTGGTTTATTCTAACAGGGAACTTATAATCTTAGGATTATCAATAAGTTATATTATCACCTACATACATCTATCATGAGTTTTTATAAAGAATTATTACCATTTGTTGAGTACTTACACTCGATAAGGAAATTAAAAACTTACTTAAGTTTTGATATGGTTTTTCCTACAAAATGGTCTTTACCTAAAAGTATTGTTGACGAAGGTCAAATCGTAGGATTCGAGGCTGAGAATCAAAACTTTAAAGGTATTTCATTTGTTTCTTCCATAGATGATTCTGAAGTTTCTAAGACTATGATAAGAATATCTAAGGTCATTAAGTTGAACAAAGAAAAAGAGTTAAAGGAGAGGTTATTTAAAGAAACTGTTGAAAGACTGAAATCTACGTTTGAAAAAACTGATTTAGATAAACTTCAAAGTTTATATTTTGACTTTGATGATGGTGATGACACACCAGAATTAGATGTCGAATTAGACGAGGATGAAAATGATTCTAACTATGAGCAAGACGAACAGGAACCAAACGATACTGAAATGGTTGGAAAGTGAAAAGTTGAAAGATTCAAAAGAAATCGAAAATACAAAAAGAAAGTATATTGAAGAAATCCGAAGTATCAAAAAAGAAGAATTGTTCCGAGAACCTAAAAAATTAACACTATGGCAGAAGATAAAGATACTAATTTTGGGGAGCTAGAAAAGTTGGCATTGATTGCTGAGTCATGCCAAACAATTTTTAGTGGTAAGGCAACCATAGTTTTTGAGTTACCAAAGGGAGAATATACAAGTGTTATTAATCACTTCAGAGAAATAGACAGACATCACAAACAATTTACTATCGATATTTCAGGTACAGAATTCCATTTTATTTTGACTGAGGTAGGGTCGTAAATTTCCGATATAATATTTTTTTATCAATACCTGCAGATTCTAATAGTGCGTACAGTGATTTTCTTTGTGCGGTAGAATAATCTTTTACAAATAAACAATCTCCCCTTTTTATTTTGAAAAAATGTGAGGAAAGACAGTCGACAAATCTTGAAGATTCACTTTCCGACTTTAACGTGAAGAGATGAATCTTTTCATCTTCTTGAAGTACAATTTTATTATTAAGTACTGATATCATTTTCAACCCGTCACCTTTCAAATATTTTTTGAGAAAGGTTTGTGTTGTAATCTTTTTCTGTTCCTTGATGTCGTATATTGTTTCTTCTTTTTTGTAAGGATTAATTTTGAATAAGGTCATACCATCCTCATCCAATTTAACTTTAATATTTCTTCCATACTCATCAGTCATATAAACTGGTATTAATTGTTTCGAACTCATTTCAACGATTCCAATTTCATACCTACATTCAGATCCACCTTCGACCTTAACTTCGAATAATACTTGATTTGATTCTTCGATTAATTTGTCATAAAATTGTTTTGCACGGGAGAATGTTATAAACTTCTTTATAATTTTTTTCTTTTTTTTATTCTTGAATAAGACCACCACGTAGTTCTCCATATATGAAAGATTACTATAAAATTTTAGAAGTTGAAGCGAAAGCCTCTCAGGACGAAATAAAAAAGTCGTATAGAAGACTTGCGGCACAATATCATCCTGATAGAAATCCTCAAGGTGAAGAAAAGTTCAAAGAAATCGCAGAGGCATATGAAACTTTAGGTAACCCTGATAAGAGAGCGGAGTATGACAACAGAGGGAATAATCCTTTTCAAGGGACCGCTTATGAACAAATGTTTTCACAAATGTTTGGTGGGGGATTTCAACAACCAAAACGAAAGAGTGCTCCTGATAAGATTGTTCGAGTACAAATCAACCCTATTGAATCATATAGAGGTGAGGAGAAGACTATCCAATACATGAAGGATACTCATTGCAATATATGTAGTGGTGCTGGTGGAGAACAACAAAAGTGTGTGTCTTGTAATGGGCAAGGATTCTTTATGAAATCTTTTGGTACTGGATTCATGACTCAACAAGTTAGATCTGCTTGTCCAACTTGTGGAGGAAGAGGGTATACTTTAGTTCACAAGTGTTATGGGTGTGATGGTAGAGGGACCAAACAGACTGCTGCGGATTTAAGGTTCATGATACCGAAAGGAGTTGATAGTGGACAGTATTTGAAAATTGAAAGAGCGGGGGATTTCAAAAATGGTGAATACGGTGATTTGGTAATTCAAATCGAGGTTGTACCGAAAGATGGTTTCGAAAAGTTCAACAATGATTTAATATATAATTTGTTTTTGGATTTAGAAGACTTGAAAAAGGAAAAATATAATATTCCTCATCCTGATGGTGAGTTGAGAATAGACTCACCAAAAATATTCGATACTTCTAAACCATTAAGGTTGAGAGGTAAGGGATACAACGGTGGTGATATGTATTTGAAATTGAATGTAAAGTTTGAAAGAACTACTTAATTAATCCAATTAACAATTCTACTATTTTTACGGTTCCGTAAATTGATGAACCTAATAGATAGAAACCAGCGGCAATTGTGAGATATTGAGTATTACTTGTTGGTTTTTGATTACATTTTTTACATTCTGACATAATTATAAGTATGTTAAGTGAACAAATTCGTAGAATTCTTTATATGTACCTTGACGAGAAGGAACAAAGAAAATATAAAAAACCTCGTAAATATAGTAAATCCTATTGTCAATCAACACCGTGTGATGAAATGGGGTTCACACAAAAAGCATCCTGTCGACCATACAAAAATTGTTATAAGTAATTGCCTTTGTTAGATTTTTTTATTATCATTGGGTCATGATAAGTTATATTGGAGGTAAATCAAAAATAGGTAAGTGGATAGTACCATTTTATCCAACAGACATGGAAACATATGTAGAACCATTTTCAGGTATGTTCTGGTGTTTTTTTAATATGGACTTGGAGAAGTACTCAAACCTTAAGAAAGTCGTTTACAATGACTTTAATCCATTAAATTATAATCTATTTCAGTGTGTTCAGAACCCATCAGAACTTCAACGGGTGATGGACGAGATAGAGGTACAACAAGTCGGGATAAGTGATACTTCATTCGAACTCAAAGAAAAGTTTAACACCTTTCAGTCTGAAATTTTTGGTGAAGGGTTCAGAGTTGGAACCTGTGATTATTTAACTGCTGCAAAGTACGTTTATGTATTATCTCAAGTTTTTAGTGGTAGTAAACCCGAAACTTCTAATTTTATTGATTTGAAAGGTAAGTATCGATCGAAATATCTTGCGTTCAGGGACAAACTGAGTAAACCAAATTGGGTTGACCATTTTCTTAAAATTACTGACGTGGAGAATTTAGACTTTCAAGCCGTGATTGAGAAGTATGATTCCCCTTCTACTTACTTTTATGTTGACCCACCTTATTGGAAAACTGAAAACTATTATAGTAACCATGATTTTGACAGGGATGACCACGAAAGATTAGCAATTTCGTTGAATAACATAAAAGGTAAGTTCAGTTTGTCATACTATGATTTCGAATTACTACACGATTGGTTTCCTGAAAACAAATTTACGTGGGAGAAAAAAGAATTCGCTAAAGCCGCAGCGGCAAAAAAAGGTACAAAACAAAATATGGGAGAAGAGCTGTTAATATTGAATTATTAATTATTTTTGTCATACCAATATATTTATTAATAAATTAAAATTAAATGAAATTCACTTCGTTATTAAAGTCAATCATAGTTGAACAGTCGAGATTCGAAGTCTTGATGAACGCTTTAACCAAACCTGGTACGGATAAAGAGGGTAATAGGTTAAGACCTAAACTTTCAAAGAAAGAGTTTATTGATTTGGTCATGGCTGACCCAACAACTAGATTAAATAATGTGGACATCGAAACTGCTACTCCTGATGAACTCAGTAAAATCAAGGCTGGAAGTTATGTACCATGGTTAGTAAAGCATTATTTGATACCGAAAACCGAGACAAACCCTGGTGACTACACTTATGAAAAAGATGTCAAACGAGCGAAGGATGTTTTCATGGAAGACCTTTACAAGGTCACTGATGACCTTAAAAAGTTTGATAGATTCAAGGGACGTTTGCCTAAAGAAATGAGAGACATCAACAAGTTGACACCAGATCAACTTTATGATGCTGTTAAGGATTTCGATTTAACACTAGCAACAACCACAAAGGCTGAAAGAAAATCTGCACCTGTCCATCCAGGGGCGAAGATGGTTTATGATGGTGAGAACTGGAGAGTCATACAAATTGAGGACAAGGGAGTTGTAGGTAAGGAAGCCGCGTGTTTTTATGGCGGAAACAATCAGGAAACAAGATGGTGTACATCAGCTCCTGGAGCAAACTGGTTTGATAGATATATCAAAGATGGTCCTTTATATGTGGTGTTCAATCCTAATGATAAAGATGTTAGCCCTTTGACTGGTCTTCCTAAAGAAAGATATCAATTCCATTTCCCATCTGGTCAATTTATGGACAAGGACGACAGACAACAAGAATTAGTAGGCTTGTTGAATGGTCCTATGAAAGAATTAAAAGCTTTCTTCAAACCTGAGTTTGCAAAAGGTATGATACTCGGTGGTACAGAATTGAAAATTGAAAGTTTAACTTCAGGAACTGTGGGTAAGTTTATAGCATTGTATGGTTTAGAAGATTTGGTTGAAAGTTTACCTCAATCTTTGGAAAGAATTTTAATTCAAAATAGAGACAGTAAAGATCCTATTAATGTGGATTTACCTGAAGATATAGGTAAACTCAAAAATCTAACAAATATTCTCACGGATAACATTACATTCTCGAGAGTTCCTGAGTCAATATGTGAACTCAAAAATTTGAATTTCTTGGCGATTACTCGAAATCCTGAATTGAGATCGATACCTGAGTGTGTTGCTGACTTACCAAATCTTATGTTCTTGAATCTAAAAGGATGTGATAACGTACAAGTACCGAAGAAAATACTCGAAAAAGGTGACCCAATAGGTCCTAATATGTGGGATTTGGAATTTATGGACAAAACTGAGGATTAATATTTCTCAAATTAATTTTAATCGATATGGTTGATGTTGAAATATACATGAATAACATCATTAAGTTTTTCAGGGAAAATCCTACTGACTTATTGAATTTGGTCCCCAAAGAAAAGGAAGAATACTTCTATATAAAAATCAAAGAAGTGGCGATTGAGAATTATGAGAAGGGTGAGGATGTGAGCCTAACCCAATCTCAATTAATTGATGTCTGCTCCAAAATTAATCAACCTGATAAACAGGTAGTTGAAGAACTCTCGAAAAATTTTATTCAAAAAACGAAATTTGGTTATCTTTTTTTGAATTGAGTTTGGCAAATTAAATTTCTTATCATATCTTTGAATTCTAAATCAATAAGACATGATAACGACAGACTACCTCAAGAGAATCGCTCCTTCAGTGTTCACCACCTCTCCATCTCCAAAAATGTCGAATAAGTACACTTTTGTACCGACAATGGATATTCTCGAAAACTTTGAGAATGAAGGATGGAAAGTATACTCTGCCAAACAAAACGGTAGAGGGATTTACGACCAACATGAGTTGAGACTACGTAATGTGGAATTTCCACAAGTAGGAGATTCTTTGGTAGAGGCGATTATCAGAAATTCCCACAACGGAATGAGTACGTTCTCAGTAAGTGCTGGTCTTCATCGATTAGTTTGTTCCAATGGTTTAACAGTACCAACATCCCTTTCGGATAAAATTTCTGTTAAACACATGAAGTTTGACATGGGAACAGTGAGACAAATCACAGACCAATTTGCGGAAAGACTGCCAGTAATCCAAAGGTCTGTAGGTAAGATGGAGTCCACATTCTTGGATGAAGAAAAAGTGGTTGACTTTGTCACCAAAGCCACCTCAATCCGTTGGCAAAGTGGGTCAATCCCCAAAATCAAATTTGAGGACTTCCTTCGTCCCATCAGACATGAGGATTCAGGAAGTTCAGTTTGGACTACGTTCAACGTAATTCAAGAGAAGTTTGTTCGAGGGGGTTTGAGATACCAATCCGAAAAAGGAAGATTCACTTCGATGAAAGAATTGAAAAACTTCCAATCCATCAACAAGATTAATACTAATCTTTGGGAGTTGGCAGAGTCTTATTGTTAATTAAGTGGGGGGTTTATATCCCCCATTTTTTTTATTATAATTAAAATATGAAAGAAGAAATTTTCAAAGTTAATTATGAATCCTACACCACAGTTGTATTTCACGACACCGTTCCCATTTCTTTTCCTCATCCAAGAAACAAATATTTTTTCGATGATGATGAAGTTGAGGATGTTTGGGAAAAAGAATTTTATAGAATTGCTTATGACCAAGTCAGTTTATCTAAAACCTCAGATGTCTTTTTAGAAAACTATGTTTCCAACGTTGAACAGGACTTCATTTTACACTACGGAAATCCTTTATCCAGGGTCTTGAAATCTTACTTGATGGTTGTGGTCGAACGAGATGGAGATAAGGTCTCTATGAAGGTCTTTAATGGGTATAGGGAAAGGAAAATGGGGAACAAATGGTTCAAGATCGTTCGTAGTGTGGACTATGTAACAGTCAACGTTAAAACAGGTGATGTATATTCAGGACTTTTACACAACTATCAGAATAAAAAAAAGGTTAGAAAAAAACTTCACAAAAACTATTTTTTGGGGGAGCCGATATCCTCTATAATGTATACCATCAGGGATAAGGGATGGTCTTATACACATAATAGCTCAGGCGTTGCAAATGATGCATTGTCAAAGTTTATGAAGGAAATTGACGGGAGAGAGGACTCACTTAATTTTAATTTCGATAAAAGGTTATTCAAGTTTTATTTGGATAAAAAGGGAATCAAGTATCCAAACAACTTCCGATTGTACTCCTCTCAACTTGTCGGGCCCAAAATTAGAAAAATACTCAAAAAAAATGGTAATCGATTAGTCGATGCCTTCATGATTCATAATGGATTGAATGGTAAGAAATTGAAGAAAGCTCTCCATAGTTGTAAAGAATTGAATTTGGATTTGTATTCTGTGGCAAGGAAGTTATTTGGTGATGATTGGATTAATCAGGACGATGATTTTATTTTACATACTCTAAATTCCGAGTATAAAGTTGTACCCAGAGATATCCACGCAGACTTCGTAAATGTTATCGGTAAAGATGAGTTACGAAGAGTATTCAATTTATTTAAGAAAGTGTATTTCGAGGATTTGTTAGACCATTTTACTTTTATCGATCACATCGAAATATACACCCAATTGAAATTGTATGGAGAGACTGATTTGAAATGGATGAGTGATGAAGTGGACAGTCAATTTTTCAGAAATGAACATTTGGACTGGTCAGATAAATTATCGTTCTATAAAAAAGGTCACTACGAAAGGATTTATCCTATATATTCTTATGAATATTTGGAAGAACCATTCGGGGACTACTATCCAGTTTTATTGGATGATTCAACATCATATAACTCAGAAAGTTCTGTACAATCTAATTGTGTAAAAACTTATATTGGTAAATCATCGAACTTGATTATTTCACTCAGAAAAGGTGGTAGAGATTCTGAGGAAAGGGCGACTATTGAATATCAATTATACCGAGAGGATAATAAGGTTAAATGTCAAAGGGTGCAAAGTTTGGGTAAGTACAATGGAAAATTATCTGATGAATGGACACACTGGCTATTGAAATTGGATTTGAAAATGTTATATTACGTGAATGATGATAGATTCGAAACCGTAAAAATAACAAAGAAGTGTTATAATGGGACATTCTTTGAGTCTGATTCATATTGGGATGACGATGGTCTAATTCAATGGACGTATAAAATTGATAACTCGACACAAACGACTCACGAATGGATAAGATAAACAAACCAAAATTGATTAAGAACAATGAAAAAATTTCAGGAGTTTTTTCGAGTTTAAGATTGGATTTTCCTGACCATTCTATTTATAAATTCATCGATAATAGAAGTTTAGAAGTCCTTTGGAGTGAGGCATCTACAGGTATCATTAATGTAAAACCTAAATTCAATAAAAAAATTTATAAAACAAAACAGGGATTTTATTTATATTTATTGTTAGGTGAAGTTGAATCGAATTTAATTGTGTATTACAATCAAAGTCAACACAGCGAACTAACAATTTTTATACAACAACTATTAAAACAATTTAACAATGACAAAACAACTAACAAGTGAAGAACTAAAACAAAAGATTAACAACAAGGAAAACTTCGTCCTTGACCTATTTGCAACTTGGTGTGGACCGTGCAAAATAATGTTGGGGAACCTTGAAAAAGTTAATGAAACTTTGATGCAAAAAGGAACACCGAAATACGGGGTCTATAAATTTGACATTGAACAAGACATGGACCTTATGAAAGAATGGAATGTGAGGGGAGTTCCGACGATTAAAATATTCGAAAATGGTGAGGAAACTTTTTCAAAACCAGGAGTTATGTCACCTGATCAACTTCTTAAATTGTTAGATTAATAATCATGAAGGATCTGAATGTAATTGTCTATACTATGAAAGGATGTCCTTTTTGTGTTGACTTCAAAAAAATGTTGAAGGAAGAAGGAGTTGAATTTTTTGATAGAGATATCGACGAGTACAAAGATGAGTACGACATTTTCAGTGAAATAACTGATAATGATATGATTCCAGCATTATTGATTATTGAAGGTAGTGGGAAGGATTACAAATCCTTTCTTTACACACCTGAAAAAAATTATAACGAGTTGACCGAAGCACTTCAAATAATCAACGAACACCGAAAAAATGTCGGGATTATTTAGAAAATAATAAAGTCCTTATTTTTCTTTTTAATAAAAGAATATTCCTCAAGTGGATTTGTGAGTTCAATACTCCAATCCACTTTTTTCATTTCAGATGATAACCAAGACATATCAAAATCGAACACATCTAATATTGCCGATTTTAAGGTTTCATCTTCAGAGTTTTTATCGATATTGAATATTGAGATAATATTATCATTTTCATCATCTTTGTCCAAAGATAGATTGAAAATCATGGATGAATTTGTATAGTTAGTCGGAATATTATAAAAAATGTGTTTTCCGTAAAAGTAAATAAGTCTTCCTTGGTTCAATGAATAACCATGAGGGAATTCGGAGGTAATAATCAACTCTTCATCAGACAACTCCGATGGGTAACAACTGAAATCGAATGAGGATTCGCTCGATAAAAATTTTTCAATTTGGGTTTTATGGTAGGAACAGTTATCCGAACGATGTAAAATAAACTCCAAATTTTTTATTTTGGATAACTTACAATCATATTCAATCAAATCTATAGTATGGGAGATTGGTGTTTCAGGTTCATACTTTTCATTAAACTCTTTCGTTATTGAGCTAATGTCTAAAATTTCTTTGTATGAAGTCTTCCCTTTTATGATAATGAAATTTTTACAATCTGCTACTGAGAAAATTGATTCCTCTGAGTGAGGGATTTTTGTTAACAGATAATCCGAAAATAAATTTATTGTGTAAACCCTACTATTGGTCTTCTTAAGTATCATTTAATTCATTGATTTGTTGAATGATAATAAATTTTACTTGCAAAAAGAATAGAATAATTACAGGTAATCTGTGAAAATTTCATTAATATTATTCTCGACCTCTCTAAAGTCAGGATAATCTGGTGGATATACTTTCAAACAATCTTGTTCATCTTGAACCAATGGTATGTACTCACCCCAATATTCTAATAATCCACGAGATCCTCGATTTTTGTTCGAAATTAAATAGTCTAAAATTACTTCGTCAAAGTTTGATGCAACAGGAACTCTAAATCGTTGAGTCATTGTATCTTTTTTGAAACGGTGAGGTTTTGAATAATATTCACCATTACCGTTTATATACTCTTGTAATTCATTGAAAATGCTTTTATAAAGTTCACTTTCATATGCTTGGTTATAAGCATCATTGTGAATGGACATTAATTGGTCATTCAACTCTTCAAGATGAGTTTCCAAAAGGTAATTCATTGACTCTTCATCGTCTATGATAGTCTGTGCTGTTGTAGGATTATCAACTGTCACGTATTCGGGATGACCTTGTTCTTTAGCAATATCTTCTAATTGGATAGTCTCAGTTTCTATTTTTTGGTCCTTAAGGATTTCGAAGACACGTTTTCTTAAGTATTCCATATTTTTTGGATTCAGTCCGTAGATTACATCCCGATAGACACTATTAGTCGTGCGGTCGTAAAGGTAAAGGTCATTTTCTCCAGATAGAACATCTTCAACATATCCTTTCGAAAGTCCATTACGGGAACTTTCACAGAAAAAATTTGATAACTCAGACCTGTCATCCAAATCCAAATAAACTACACCATTTTCATCAACGATAATATCTGACAATTTATCTTCAACAAATTCGAGGAACCTTTTACGGTCTCTACCATGAAGCCAAATCAACAATGCGTTTTGTACCTCTGTATTCTCGATATCAATTTGGTTAATAAAACCTCTTTTGTCCAAAATGGTAAAAAATGTGTTCCAATCACCGAAAAAAAGTTCGGCGTCAAACTCACCATCATTGAAGTCGTCAATTATCTTTTGAAAATTCATATTAATAAATACAAAAAAGGGACAAATAATTGTCCCTTTTATAAATCCCTACATTAAAACTTAGTTAGAAGTTTTGTTTACGTTGTAGTACTTCTCTACAGTTTTTTTGATAGCCGCCTTAACACTCTCATTTTGTTGTTCTTTCGCTAATTGAGTTGTAGCTTGTTGTTGAGCTTGAGGCTGTGCTTGATTATTGTTTTTGCATCCGCATCCCATAGTGATGATAATTTAATTTGTTTATGTCTATAAATAGTTCCTTACTTTAATTATATTGCATAAAGATATTTATTAAATAAAAACTGATGAATTTTTCACTACAAAATGAATCTGATGAAGATAGAACCAAATTATACATGGAAAATAACCCCTCACTAAAATTGAGAGCTAAACTTCTTTTGAGTTGGTTGAAAGATAATGGAGATTTATCTGAGGATGCAACATTGGAAGATATCATCTTCGTTGGAGATTACTACGATTTAGATAGATTCAGTGTCGAAGGTTCTGAATATGCAATTGGTAGTGAATATGACACACATGCATCTGCTGTAGAATATATCAAAGATATGATAGATTCTGAAGGGGTATCGGTCTTCAATAAAGATTTCGTTAAAAGTCACTTGGACATTAAAAGAGTCATGGAATACGCCCAAGATTATTATACTGATGATGTTTATAATTACGCTGAAGGGTATTTCGATGATGCAGATAGGATGTTGTCATTTAGACAAAAAGAACAAGTTGAAATCTTGACAAACAAACAAAAAAGATTAGAAAATGGTGTAAAACAACTTCAAAACTTTATGGAGAAAGGGAATGAAGATTTTTATGCGTCTAAAATATCTGAGTTTGAAGAATTAATTGACGAATATACTTTAGAAATTTTGGAAATAAGATCTGATCCTCAAGGAGAATTCCCCGATGAATTAATCGATGATATGATTGAAACTAAATTACGAGAAGCCAAAGCCGATCCTTGGGAGTTTATAGAGAATTTAGATTTGCACTATGAGTCATTTATAGATATTGATAGTCTGATACAGGAAGCGATAGACATGGACGGTTACGGACATTACCTTGCTACCTACGATGGAGAAGCTCACGACGTTTATGATGACAGAGACTTATTTTATATAATGAGAATTGATTAATAGTTAATAACTATTATAATTTCCCTATGGGTAGAAAGAAAAAGATATCATTCAAATTGAATCCAGAATGGATGTTCAAAGAACCATTGGATTTTGAGTACAACAAATACACTTTGTTGGACTATCTACAGAAATGTGACGAAAGTTTTGATAAGTTTGAGTTATACCCAAATTTTGTGGAATTGTCATTACATCTTGCAAATATTCAGTCAATCTCAAAGGAGAATACACTTTTGTTAACCAACAAAAAATTCGAATCACCTGATGATGAAATTCTTGTTAAAGAATTGACCCCAAAGAAACCAAGACAATTAACCGAACAAGAAGAAAATGAATTAGATAAAACTCTGAAGTTTTCAGGCCCAAAACTATTTGATGCTTTCAACATCGCCAAATCAATATGGAATATTGCATTCGAATCTATTGATTTGTATTTGAGAAAAAACAAAAACAATTTAGTTTCAGGCTCAGGATATATTTTTTTCTATCGAAAGTCAGAAGAAAAAATGTACGTGTGGGAGTATGAAATTAAGGCTGACAAAAAAGATAAGTCTACAAACAGGACACATTTGAGTTTGATATCTGAAGGTGGGATGGATGAACGAACACTCACTGAAATTATTGATTCGAATTCAAAATGGAATCAAACAGAATTTTATAAAAATCTACCCATATTCGAAATCAAATGTTCACAGAATTTTCCATTCGAGGAAACGATGGTACCTATTATCAAAAGAAAAGTTATGTCTTATATTTTTCAAGTTGTTAATTTCGAAAAAATTAATAACTTTGACTCTCAGAACTAACTTTATTATATTTTCAAAATGAGCGTTAACAAGAGATGGGTAAAACTTGACCAATGTGTCACAGCCCTCAAAGAAAGGAGATTGAAAGAATATTACGGGAAAAGTGATATGTTGTATTTCGAGAATGATACCTGTTCTCTTATTTTCAACATGCACGTTCAAGGAAAAACCGATGAACAAATATTAAATTTAATTAATCAAAATGAAAGTTATGAATAAAAATCTAATCAAAATGTTAAAGACCTCAGCAGAGGCGGATAAGGCTAAAGCACTATTAACCCTGGACTTGTTAGGTAATACAGGTGTAGGTATCGGTGACCATTCAACCAAAGACTTTTATGAGAATGCTGAAGAAGCTCTCCGTATGTTGGCAGATGCTGATGAAAGACTTGAAACCATCGAACAATATTTTGGAAAAAATTAAAAAAATTCTAAAAAAAATAGAATGGTTCATTGATATCTATTTTGTTTGGATTCTATACAGTCCAAGAAAATATGATAGATACAATGAATACATTGGAAAAAAGTGGGGTAAAAACAATGAATAAAGAAATGGTAAATCACCCTAATCATTATGGGGGTGAGGACAATACCTATGAGGTTATCAAAGTATGTGAGGCGTGGGATTTAGATAAAGATGCGTATCTATTCAACGTTGTTAAATACGTTGCAAGGGCTGGTAAAAAAGACCAAACAAAAGAACTTGAAGACTTGAAGAAAGCCGCATTTTATTTAGATAGAAAAATCAAAAATTTAGAAAAATGATAGTTTGGTTAACGGGACAACCTGGATCGGGTAAGACAACTCTATGTAAACAAATAATGTTGAACATGGGGTCAGATGTATTTCACATTGATGGTGATGATTTGAGGGATTTATTTGATAATAAGGATTACTCCGAAGTTGGACGGAGAAAGAATATTGAACTTGCTCAACAAATCTCAGAATATCTTCATAATAAAGGTAAACACGTATTTGTTTCTTTGGTGTCTCCATATAAAGACCAAAGAGATAGGTTCAAATCAAAGATGGGAGATAAACTTATCGAAGTTTATGTACACACCACCGAAGTTAGAGGTAGAGAAGATTATTTCGTTAAAGAATATCAACAACCAACTGAGAATTTCATTGATATTGATACAACCAAGGTCTCAATTGAGGATTCTGTAAATATTATTTTGGAGTTCATAAAAACAAATCAAAAACAAAAATGAAAAAGGTACACGTCGAGGGAGATCCAAAATTAAAAAATACGGGAGGTAAACAATATTCCATGTTTGTGGGAAGATTTCAACCCTTTCATGCTGGACATAGGTGGATTGTGAATGAAATATTAGACGAAGGTAAAAATGTTCTAATTTGTATTAGAGACATTGAACCTGACGATAAAAATCCTTATACTTCACAAGAGGTTGAGAATAGAATCACTGGAGAACTTATAGACTTAATTATGGAGGGTAGAGTTAAAGTTATTATTATCCCTAATATAGAATCTATTAATTTTGGTAGAGGAGTCGGTTATGACATTATTGAACACATTCCACCTCAAGAAGTTTCGGATATCTCTGCCACAAAAATCAGAGAACAAATGAGAAAGGAAGGTAAATTATGATTGATGTAAAAGTAAGGTGGAATACCCAATGCGAAGACGATTACCATTATTGGAGAATAATTGTTGATGGTATAGAACACCTTTGTTCAAATGTTATTTTTGAAGTACCTGTTCATACAACTCGCGATGAAGTTTGGGATAGTGTAAGAGCAACTAAAGTTGATAAACATCATGTTAGTTGTTTTGCAAATGAGGTAATTTGGGAAGGTGATGTTGTTATTATAAAATAAAAAATATGTTCGAAACAAATAGGATTATAAATGGTGATTGTGTTGTTGAGATGGGTAAATTACCTGAGTCAATAATTGATTTAATTGTTACCTCACCCCCATACAACGTGGGGATAGATTACGACGTTCACGATGATAATCAATCTATGAACTCTTATTGGAGGTTCACGGATGATTGGTTGACTCAGGCGTTCAGAGTTCTTAAAGATGATGGTAGGATTGCGATTAACATCCCTTATGAAGTCAATGTTCAAGATCGTGGAGGTAGAGTTTTATTTATGGCGGAGTTTTGGTCCATCATGAAAAAAGTTGGATTTAAGTTTTATGGTCTTGTGGACTTGGATGAGAATTCTCCTCATAGAAGTAAAACTACCGCTTGGGGTTCTTGGATGTCTCCCTCAAGTCCGTACATTTATAATCCGAAAGAATGTGTGATTCTTGCTTACAAAAAAGATAGAATTAAGAAATTGAAAGGGGACCCACAATGGGAATCCGAAGTAATTGACATTGAACAAGAAGATGGTTCTTCGAAGAGGAAAACCATATACAAAGAAGAAGATAAGAAAGAATTTATGAGTTTGGTTTATGGTCAATGGGAATACTTTGCCGACACAAAACAACAAACAAAGGCAACATTCTCGATGGATATTCCTTCGAAAGCAATAAAAATTCTTACATATAAGAATGATGTAGTTTTAGACCCTTTTGCTGGTTCGGGAACTTCGTTGGTTAGTGCGGAAATTCTTGGCCGTAGATGGATTGGAATTGAATTGAGCCCCAACTATTGTGAAGTGGTTAGAAAAAGGGTTCAGTTTTTTGTGAACAGTAAAAAACAAGGAGAATTTGATTTTACACAAACTCAAACTTAAAAGGTCCCGAAAGACCTTTTTTTTGTTTATGAGGTATTTATTATCATGAAAGAAGAACTAATAAAAAAATTGGTACAAATGCAACTTCAATGGAAGTTTTTGCATTGGCAGACATATGGAGATGCAAAACACAGAACTTACGGAGAAATATATGATGGACTCGGTGACTTAATCGATGAATTTACAGAAGTAATGATGGGAAAGTATGGTAGACCCAAGTTTGACCCTGAGTTTGCGTTAATGTTCCAAGATATATCTTCAATTAGCATGCAGAATTTTTTGGATGGAATCACAGAATTTTTGGTTAGTTTTTCGGATCGATTGGATACAAGATATGATACTGATTTGTTGAACATCCGTGATGAAATGTTGGCTACGATAAACAAATCAAAATACTTATTAACCCTTAAGTACTAATCATGGCAAAAATAATTAAATTGACGGAGTCCGACTTGACAAGAGTAGTTAAAAGAGTGATTAACGAACAAATGTATCACCGAGAGCACATTTATAGAATTCAGGCTTTTCTGAATAAAAGAATGAATGCTGGTTTAGTAGTGGATGGTAGAACTGGACGAAATTCAGAGACTGAGAAAGCGATTGCTAAATATCAAGAAATGATTGGAGTATATCCTACAGATGGTCAATTTGGAGACAAAACTTACGCGAAAATGCCTGAGAAAGACAAAATTATGTTGAAAAACATAGTTGCCAACGAATATGGTGTACACGAAGATTATTGGGGAAATTTTCTCGAGTGGGTTAAAAAACAGTTTCAATGAAAAAAATAATAAAAGAGGGTGGTATTAGGGATATAAAAGGATTAAGTAAAAGATATCCAAAAGCTGAAATCTACTTCCATCAGGATTTAGATGGTGTAACCACCGCAATTGCAATGAAAAAATACCTTGAGGATAACGGTATCGATGTTGTCGATGCCCATGTAATTCAATATGGTGACAAAGAATTTGCGGTAAAAAAGAATGACGCAATGGGAGATACAATGCCCGTACTTGTTGACTTTGCGCATGGTAAACCAATGTTTGTTATTCATACGGATCATCATGATAGACAAGCGGGTGCTGAAGATACAAAATCTACGTCATTTCGACAATCTCGGTCTAATGTTGCAACTATTTCACAGGTCGTTTCACCAAGAGACCTATTCCCATCATCTGATATATTGTTAATTAACACAGTTGACTCAGCAGATTTTGCAAGACAAAACTTAAGTCCAGAGGATGTGGTAAATTATTTGTTCCGATTAGATAGAGAAACTTCTCTTCAAGGTAATAAGATGTTATTGGGATTAGTAATTAATAAACTATTATTAGCCTTTAAGAACAAACCTGGTTTCTTAGAGATGTTAGTTATGGATTCACAACCATCTCTGATGTCTATCTTGAATAATATTAAATCTTGGATGAAGTCGGTTGGAGCACCTTCAGCTGAAGAACTTCAGAAAAATGCTGAAGATTATACAGAGAAGATGAAATCATTTCCGACTGTAACGGATAATATTATTTTCCAATATGGTGGAGGAAGCATGTTCAAGCCAGGTTCTTACGATAGATATACTCCATATAAGAACAATCCTGAGGCTGATTTTTTAATTATGGTATGGCCGATGGGTTTGGTTCAAGCATCATGTAATCCATTCAAACTTGACAGACAACTCAAAGGTGTGAATTTGGGTGAAATTGCTCAAGAAGTACTCGGAAAATGGGAAGAACAGTTAAAACAAAAAACTGTTCCATTATCAACGATAAAGTGGGTAAGTGAAACAAGTGTCGGTCCTGAAAGTATTGGATTTACCTTCAAAGATTTTAAAGCATTGTATGGAGACAAAATAACGGTCATAGATGGTGGTGAAAAAGTTATGGATAAAATCCAATCTTTGATGGAAAAACCTTTCAATAGTTTGACTGAAGATGAAATGAAAATTTTGGATAAAATAGGTGTTAATGCTTGGGACTTGATTCAATCAAACTCTGGTGGACATAAGTGTATCACAAACATATCAGGATTAAACTACTTAGGAAGAAGTACAAGACCACCTCAAGGTAACTACAGATACAACCCTGAATCGGAAGATAGTCCATCGGTTAAGTTCACGAAGATGATTGCAAATCAATTTCAAAAAGTTTTAAAAGAAAAAATTGAACAATCTAAAGCAGATAATTAACTGTGTCTCCAGGTTTGATATCCAACTTTTGACAAGCTCCACCACGTAATTCCAATACAATATTACCGTTACCACAATAAGTTGGACAATCCTCTTGAAGACAAGGAGGACAATCATGATGGATGTTGACAATGACATTATTTTTTATTATAATAATGTCTAAAGGTACAATACAGTTTTTCATCCAAAAACATTGTTCTTTACCTCCCATCAAAAATAACATACCTTGTTTGATATGGGAAAATCTTTTACCCATCATTCCAATTTGTTGGGAACGTGGGTCCAAAAGAGTAATAACTTCGAATCTGTGATTATTTATTGAAACATCCATAATTATAAATACAAATTAAGTTAAAATGTACTCAGGTGTAATACTAAAATACAGAGATAAGTTTTTATTATGTAAACGTAATGAAAACCAATCTCATGCAAATCAATGGTTCATTCCCACAGGTAAAATTGAGAGGGGAGAAACTCCAAGAGAAGCTGCGGTTCGTGAATTATATGAGGAGACTGACTTTGAATTATCAGAGAATGATATAGATTTCATTGGAACAATTCCTACAATCGACAATGATGAGTCCAACAATGACTTTATTTATGTGTTTATATCTGAATTAGGTGATGAAATACTACCTGATTTAGATGCGGCATCAGATGGACACGAGCACAGTAAATGTGGATATTTCACTCTCGAAGAAACAAAAAAATTGGGGTTGGAGTCGAATTTGCGGACAATATTAAAAAAATATTTTTCTGTCAGTTGATTTTTTATAAATGTTGTCTATATTTATATAACTGAATCGAGAGATTCAACACCCCCACAAAAAGTTTCACTACAATTCGATTTTGAAAAAGAGAATTGTTACATTCGTGAAACATTTGTCCCACAAATGAGAGTTCGAGAGAGAAGGAGTTTGTGGGACTTTTTTTTTCTCTCACCCCTACTAAAAAAAAGTGGGGGATTTTTTTTTATTATTGTGGGAGTTTACTATATTTGTAAAACAAACGACGAAGATATGAACATGACCTCCCACAACATCAAGATTCAACACGAAAAGTTCGGAACTCTTTTGAATGAGACATTTGTGAACGGTACTCAATTCAAACTTTTTCTTAAGATGATTCAGGGAAGTATTGAATTGAAGAATGATTTAACTTTCTTCAATGGTGTGGATTTCTTTGTTCACATACCATTCAAACATTTAGTTGAATCTATTATCACCACAAATGTGGATACTTATACGTTAGCGGAGCATCTTATCAACAAATCTAAAATCGAGGCGGAAGTAACAAAATGATAACTATCAAAGATATTCAAAGCTGGTCAAAACCTCATCCGATTGGTGATGGGGGTAGAATGACAAATATATTCAACAACAAATATGAACTGTCGATTGTCGGTGGTAGAAAAGGATTGTATGGAGATTTCGATAAGACTTTCGAAGTTGCAATCTTTGATACAAAAGATAGAAATTTTCTTACACGTTATTTCTTTCCTGAACTTGGTGATGATGTCATCGGTTTTATGAGAGCTGAAAAGTTAGAGGAATTGGCTAACTCTATTTTCAGAAACAACGGTTTCCAAGTCCGATAAAACTTGGTGGTGGAAGTTGTACAAAACCTGTACAGCCCTATAAAGGAGACTTCGGTCTCCTTTTTCTATTTTAAGTAATCTAAATCTCGTATGTATCTATTTCGTGGTCTGATGAGCATGTTTTTTTGTAGGTGCATTTCAGGTTCGTTAGAGTAATCAAGACAGTACATTTGGTCTTTATCTATATTAAGTTCGGCTGATCCGTCCCATCTAGTCAACTGTAAATAATCGTTGCTTGATCTGAGAAATTGTATCAAAGACATTACGGGTTCTAATGTCTCAGCGCGTAATTCACAAAGATCTTGAATCTGTTTGTTCCAAGTAGCGATGAAATAAATCTCATAGGACACTTCATCTTCACTTTCTATCTCTCCTTCTCCTCCACATGTTTCACAAACTGTTTCTCCCTCCCTCCTACATGAAGGGCAAACTATATCTCCTCTACCTTTACATTCATTACATTCTTCGAAATAATCTTCGACAAAATCATGAGATAATTCACCACTACCTTCACACTTTGGGCATTCTATCATACCAGCACCTTCACATACTTTACATGGGGTTGTACCCATTCCGTCACACGATTCGCACTCCTTTATTGTTGATTTATTTTCTGTTGTCAAAAGTTGCACAAAAGATAAGTTGTTGATCATTTTTTCACCTAATTTCAAATCTCCAGTTTTCTTGAGTGAATAGATGTATAATGTCAATTTGATTATATTGTCAGGACCTAAGTAATAGAAGTAATCACTTTGAGTTTCGGCGATCTTTCTAACATCGTAATAAACTTCACCAGGGTCATCGTAATGTTTTACTAAACCTTGAAGTTTGGTGGCAGTTTTTTTTATTTTTTCGTCCATAATTTAATCTTTGTCAAGGTAATGAACTAAAAAAGAAATAGTAAAAATATGTGTATCTTCAAACTTATAATCAATTTTATCGATAAAAGATTCCACCTCAACTTTCTGAGACAAAGTTAATCTTCTTTCAGGTGTGATTGTAACTTTGGATATAATGTTTTCTATTTTTTCTATCATTATAGAGATATCTCTGGCAAAACCTGGCATCTGGGAATCAATTACCCCAAAGTAATCAAACTTAACAAATAATTGATAACCACTGTTTCCGTCATAAAAATCCACATCCAAATCCAATATTTCGAATTGTCGATTCGATTCTTCACCAATCAAATATTTTAATTTTTCAGACAATGTTTTTATGTTAACCATATTGATAAATACATTTATTTTTTCTTTTTGACTAATTATGTTTTGAATATAAAAAACATATTATGTCATTTCAAATCATTGTAACCGAAAAAGAAATTTTAGAAACTCCAAATTATTTTGAGTTGGGTAAATTAGTCAACAACAAATATTGGCAAGCAAAGAGGGACTTAGAAGGTCCTCAATTTGATGATGAACACGTTGGTCTCACAATCAATGAAGATGGACTGGTGACCTCTATAAATCGTTCTGATGACTATGATACTTGTGTTGTGTGTGGAAAGAAAACTCCATACCTAAAAAGTACTAATATTCATCTTCGATATGGATACATTGAGGGAGCTGGCCAAGCTTGTCCTCATCCTGATAATTGTGATTGATTAATTTTTCATAAAATCATGATATATATGTAAAAATTACATATACTATTGATGGAAAAATTTACTCCCTATCACCAACATCTATTAATTAGAGGTTGGATAACTAATCCTCCGAAAAAAGAAGAGGAATTAAATCATTGGTTTATAAATTTAGTTGAAAGAGTGGGGATGAAAGTAGTTGCTGGACCCACAAGTGTTTATGTCTCGGATCCAGGTAATGAGGGATTGACAGGAACTGTGACTTTGGCAACCTCACATGCTTCGATTCACATTTGGGACAATTTGGAATTACCCATGATGCAATTTGACATCTATTCATGTAAGTCTTTCACTTTAGAACAAGTGATGGAATGTTTTAAACCATTCGGATTAGTAAAAGCGGAATGGATTATGATTGACAGAAACAATAAACCTGTGATATTTTCCGAAGGGGTATGGGAATAAGAAACCTTTTGTCAGGTTGGTCTTTACAAAAATCCCATTTCACTTGTTGGTTAATTAAAGATTTATTTTGGTGTTTAAAATTCAAATGGTTGGCGACCCTGATGGTGTTTCCAACCATTTTTTTTACAGTTTTTTTATTGATTACGGAGAAAGATCGACGAGATACAAATCTAATACTTTCAAGTTGGGTCTCAATGAATATTTTTTGGATGTTACATGAACTACAAGGATTTCCCATGTTTCCTGTTCATATTTCTATGTTTCTCGGAGCTCTTTCAGTTGCTTATTCCCTGAGAAAAAAAAATACATAAGTCAAACTCATTTTGTAATCTGAAGTTTTTTTCTTATTTTTGAATTCAAATATAAAAACATGAAAAACTTCAAAATCTCAGAAGTAGTATTGCTTCTACTTGTAATTGCACTGATTGGAATATCAGAATATTACTTCGTTTTCTTGGATGAGCCACTCAAGGCCATCTTCATTGGCTTGTGGTGTCCCACTATTTTAGGATTTGTAATGATTTTTAACCTTAAGAAAAGAAATGGAAAACATTGAAATTGTAATTTTGTCTGTGGTTGTAATGATTGCCTTTGTGGTATTCATTGTTACCTCTATCAAAGAATTCTCCAAGATGGAGAAAGAAGAATACAAATACGATCCAAAAGGATCGAAGTTTGGTCGTGACGCTATATATTATCTTTTGGAGTCTTTATTCGAAGATGTGTCTTTATCAAAAAATGATAAAAAGTCTCTAATAAAAACAATCGATAGAACCATGGCTGACATGGAGTCTGACGGTATTTATTTCCCTGAAAAAATAAAAGATGACTTACAAAAGAAACGAGATGAACTCTATTGTGAATATAGTGGATTACCATCACCTAAATCTTATGACACCAACCAAATATGAAAAAAGAAATAAAAGTAACAAATAGAAAATCTACATTCGTGGAACTAAAAGACTATTGTATTGGTTCTATGGACTTTGATAATAAAGACAAGGGTCATTTCCTTGAGGTAACTGAATGGTCGAATGGTGAAGGATATGATATTCACATTTTTGATTCTCAGGGGGAACGACAAATACAACTTTCTTGGGGTCAGTTTGAAGCGATGAGAAAGTGTATCAAAGCAATTGACAAAACATCTCACACCAAATAATATTTGGTGAAATCCAACTATTTATTAATTAGTAAATAATAACAGAACATGAAAGTAAGAAAATTAGAATCGGACACAAGAATGAGGTTTTTTTTAGCGAATAATCCAATGGGAGAGTTGGTAAAAGTCGTCGCAGACAAGTGTAAAAAAATTGAAAGTAAAAGACGAACAGAGACATCGCAATAAAATAACCGTATTTCATAATATTTATACCTGATGAAAGTTTGTATCAAAAGTCCAAAGTCAGAAGTTAATCAGGAACAATTAGAGGTTATTTCTTCATTTATTAAATTCCTACAAAGCCAACTCCCACTATCTTCAGATGTGGAGGTTAACCTTACTAGCAATCAATCCACTACAGGTACAACAGGTGTAAGAATGCCAGGTAGTAAAATGTTTATCCTGGCTAAAGGTAGAATGTTAATTGACATCTTGAGGACAATATCTCATGAATGGGTTCATGAATATCAGTATCAAAAGATGGGATTGAACGACAAGCAAAAGATACAAGACATTGGAGGACCTGAGGAGAATATGAGTAATGTTCTCTCAGGTATTTTTATCAAGAAGTTTGACAAACAAAATCCTGATTTCAAAGACACCCTTTATGAAGAAAAAAAAGGTAAGAAAAAAGTCGTTTCTTTTCGTAGAAAAAAAGATCCTATTGATGATGAGATAGAGGAAATTGAAAGAACGGTGGAGGATTTATCAAGAAAGGGAATCGAAACATCAGTCGATGATGTTGTAGATGCATTCAGAAATGGTGTTGAAATTGAAATTCCTTTCGAAGTTTGGAGTAAATTAGAAAATACACACTCTAATCAAATTAAGGTGGGAGAAATGGATAAGGTGAGGAAAATTGCTAAAGAATTTAACAAAACCAATCCCACGAAATTAGCAAAATCACTATTGGGTGGAGATTATCATAGACCAATGATACTCAAATTTGGTGACAGATATTATTTGGTTGCAGGGAATACAAGGTTATCAACTGCGGCGGCATTAGGAATGACTCCGATGGTTTTGATTGGTGAGATTTAATTATTTTTAGGGAGTGTAATCCCAATTTTCATCTGAAGGACGCCATTTACTATAATCCTCTGATTTCCAAATTTTTGTCGAATATCTGAAGTAGGGAATTTGTGTTATATCCGAAGTTCTACTCGGTTGATACCATCTCGTTCTGTTATTAGGTTGTGCACATATCTGTCCATTTTCCAACTTCGATATGTTGTAACACTTATGTTCATTGGGAGTTTCACTCCATCCACAGTCGATTTCATTAGGATCTGAATGGGCGGTATCAATTGTGAACAAATACTCACCCTCAACAATACTTTGGTCTTTCATCGTGGTGAAAGTCTTAACACCTCTCAAGACTCGTTTTTCAATCACTGACACGTTATATGATAAGCAATCCCAAAGTTGTAAAAAGTCTAATGGGAACACTTTATCTGTTGGTTGAGGTTCTCTCCATCGAAAAGCGTGTATTGGTAATTTATCATATACCGCACCAAATTTGTCTACATAAGTCTCAAACAATAGTGCTCGGTTGGGAATAGATTTTACACTAACCCAATGTCCTTTTTCCCACTCACCATCACCTAAGTATTTTCCCGTTTCATCTTTTTGAAAATCGTACAAGAATTTTTTATCTATTAAAACTTCTATTGGGGGGATGTTTGCGACTAAGTAGCTCATACTGATAAATACAAATTGACCTGATTTCCTGACTTTATTATTTCAAGGATTATTGTTATTTTTAATCAGTAAATAGAATTGTATGAAAGTTAATGAATTATTAGAAAAAGTTTCTTGGAAGTTACACAGAGTTAATTTCAAGTTTGTGTTGTTTTCGGCTAAATATGATGGATCGAATTCTGCTGGAGGTTTTGCATTCTTCAGTATTACCAAACAGTTACGTAAGAGTTCATTATTATCATGGTCGTTCAGACTTCCAAACAAAACTAATGTAAAGAGATTCGTTACTGACCGTTGGGACTTCTTGTTCTTAAGAAACTATCTGTATGGGAAATATGAGAGTTTGATTGACAAAGACTTATGGAGTCGAAATGGGATGACTAAAATGGATAGGGTTAAGTTCAAGATTCTACGAAAGTTATTTTAATTTCTCAGGTATTTATACACAATGAGAGATCTTATCCGAAGAATTTTAAGAGAAGAACGAAACGTTGATTATACTCGTTTAATACAGAGGCTTGTTGATAGAACTATAGTTTCCAAATATCCTGAAGACATTTGTAAAATTGAAGTCGAGGGTTCCACTGAAAACGTAAATTATCCAAGATATTGGGTTTCAGTTATTTTCAAAGTCAGTCATAATCACCTTACACGTGACTTAGCGAGAGATATAATGGATGAAGTTTACACTACTGTAAATAATTATTTCGAGATTTCACCTCGGATGCGTTCGGCATTTGTTCGTAACTGTGATGAGGATACTACAGATTTATTCGAAGGTGAACTAACGGAAAGATGTTGGAAAGGTTATACTCAGAAAGGAATGAAAACTATGTTTGGTAAAAGATATCCAAACTGTGTTAAGAAAAAGAAATAACTAAGTTTTTTTATTTAATATTTTTTCGTATCTTTCAATTATGGCTACCATAGATAAAGATATGCTTTTTATTAAATCTCGGACCACGGGGTTTGCGTCTCCTGCTGAATCATATGTTGATAAAAGATTGGATCTGAATGAGTTGATTGTTAATAACATTCATACCACATTTTATTTTAGATATAAGGGACCTGATACCCTTGGGGTTAAGAATGGAAACATTCTTGTCATCGACAAATCAGTGGATCCTGTGGAGGATGATTTAGTAGTACTTGCCGACACATCTTGTTTCAAGATACGGAAATTCGAAGGTCAATCCAATGTGTGGGGAAAAGTTTCTTGGATATTAAACAAACTATAAATTATGTTAAGACTTCTCAATATATTAATTGTTGGGTTTATTGTTGTTTGGGGAATAAATAATATCCCAAACTTTATGGGATACCTAATTATCGGATTAATCGTGTTGTTTTTCATTGGGAGAAAATGAATAAAAAAATTGGTATAGTTGACTGTAACAATTTCTATGTCTCTTGTGAAAGGGTATTCAATCCTGTTTCAATCGGGAGACCAACAGTTGTGCTTTCCAACAACGATGGTTGTGTGATTGCTCGTTCTCAAGAAGCAAAAGATTTGGGGATAAAGATGGGAGAACCGTTCTTTCAGAAAAAAGATTTCATGGATGAACACAGGTTCTGTGTGTATTCTTCTAACTACAATCTTTATGGAGATATGTCTGATAGAGTGATGACAACAATCAAGAAGTATGCTTCCGAAGTGGAGGTGTATTCCATAGATGAAGCCTTCGTGGACTTCTCCAACATTCCTGATGAGGAGTTGGAAGACCGACTACACTTCATTAGGAACGAGGTGAAGAGGTTAACAGGGATTCCTGTATCAATTGGTATTGGCCCAAACAAAACCTTGGCAAAACTCACCTCACATATCGCCAAGAGACAATCCCAATATAACGGGATATGCTCCTACTGGTCCTTACCAAACTTTAGAAATATCTTATATACCATATCCGCCTCAGATGTTTGGGGGATAGGAAGAAAGTGGTCAAAGAAGCTGAGAGCCATAGGAGTCGACAGTGTTGGTCAGTTCATCATGCAATCAGATATGATTATTAAGAAGATGATGAACGTGAATGGATTAAAGACGAAGATGGAATTAACAGGTATGTATTGTTTCCCAATACAAAAGGTACCAAAGTTAAAGAGAAATATTGCATCCACCAGATCTTTCGGACAGGATATTGATTCGTTTGACCAAATTGCTGAGGCGATGTATTCCTACATTACGAGCGGGGTTAAGAAGTTAACGGACAATGGAATATCTCCGAACAAAGCAACCATCTTTATTTCAGGAAACAAACACAAGGGTAATGACCATTATTCATTCAAACAAATAGTTTTCCAAAAACAAACTCGAGATGTGGAGGAGATATGGTCTCAGGTTTATCCTCAATTAAATAGGATGTTCAGATCTACAAGGACATACAAGAAGTGTGGAATTATATTCAACAATCTTATGCCCGAATCGGTGGAGCAGATATCGTTATTCACAGAACCAATCCAATTGATTCAACCACCCATAAACGTGGAGAAGAAATGGGAGATGAAACAGGATTTCATGTCACAAAAATACACAACATCATGGGAGGATATTCCCTCCGTATTTGTTTGACATTATCAGAATAAATTATTAAAGTTAAATAAAAAAACACACTATGGAAATTTTATCAATTATCGGATGGGTACTGTCCGTTGCGACCGCACTATTTTTAGGAAAAGGTGCAATCGAAAAACTAATCGGAACACAAGAAATGGTAGGTAATTTTGCTTACATGAAGTTAGAGAAGTATAGAGTTCTTACAGGTGCAGGAGAATTACTTGGAGTTGTTCTTTTGTTGGTACCTGGATTATCAATTTTTGGAGCAATCCTTATCGCGTCCTTCATGAGTGCGGCGGCAGTAATGCACCTATCACTTATGGGTGGGGCTAAAACCTCGATTCCAATCATGATTGGAGTTGCAGGTCTCTTGGGACATTTCCTTAGAGTAATTTAATAAAGACCCTCACCCAAAAGGTGGGGGTTTTTTATTTCCCATATATTTATCTATATGAATTTGCATGAAGACATAAATAGGATTAAGGAAGTCATGGGTATTAACGAAAGCCGTGATATGTTCTTCAGGAGAAGACAAAAGGAATTTATTGATACCATCCTTCATTCTTTCGAGTGGATAGAAGTAGAAGAAGGGGATAGTTTTGAAGAATATCTTCAGTATGTTTTAATGCATGCAATAGATGGGTTTTTTGATTATAATAATATTCTTATCAAGAATGATGAAATGGAAGAGTTACTCCCAATTGCTCTTCGAATATTACAAAATGATGAATGGTTGTTAAAAAAAATTAAACATCATTACTATTCAAGTGAAGATTCATCAATCAATGAGTCCAAGGAAATTATACGTGTTAAAAGAAGAATGGATGCTTTACTTGATTATATTGAAGCTTCATATGACTGGTTATCACCACGGAGATTCAAAAACTTTGATGATTTTTTAGAAAGGGTTATATTCTCAGCAACAAGAGATTTCGTTGCCGATGAAATAGGTGGAGAATTCGAAGAACAGTTAAAAATAAGTGAAGAGTTAGAGCCAATGATAATGGAGTTAGTAAAGAAACATTCGATATACGATGAGATTTACGATCACTATATCTCCAACATATAATCAAATGAATTTACAAGAAGACATAGATAGAATTAAGGAGGTTATGGGGATTAATGAAGGTTTTCTTAATCCTTATTTAAGAAGGAGACTTCCTGAGTTTCTTAATGCAGTTGTTGATACCGCTAACGAAATATTTGTTAGAAGTGACAGAGAATTCGATGAGAATTATTTTAAGAATTTCTTGGATAGGACAATATTTTATTCAATAAGAAATGTCATTGAAAATTATGATTTGACACATGAAGAATTAGAAGAAATCGAGAAGATATTGTTAAAGACGATTACTCAAGATAAAGAACTACTTCAGACACTAAAACAAATCTTCATAAGTAAACTTGATTTGGAATGAACTTACAAGAAGATATAGATAGAATCAAAGAAGTGATGGAGCAAACGTCTCTTGAATTGAAAGGTAAGACACTTGCTCCAAAATTTGCACCACCTGAAAATTTCGGTCAATCTAAGCGAGCAATCGATTCAAAAAAACCCATGGGAGCAGATTTTATGGTTGATGCTATTTCTGCGGCTATAGATGTAGTACCAGGTTTTGGTAATCTTATTTCATTTGTAATAGATGAAATTCATGCTTTATCCTACTTTGTAAGAGCTGCCATGACATCAGGACTTCAAAGAACAGAATTCATTATTTTAGGTTTAGTAACGGCATTATTTGGACTTTATCCTGTTGGAGGAAATATTGCATCGGTAGGAGTCAAGCAGGGGATTAAAAACCTATTGCGAATGACCCCCGATTCAATACAAAGATGGGCAATACAAAAAGGAATAATTAACTACAGAATTTTGTTTGATAAACGAGAATTCAAATGGTCTTTTTGGATTTTCATAACAAAACTTATGAAAACTCAAGGTGTCGAAGTTCTTGTACAACAAGTCGGAAAGTTGAAAGAACAGTTGATAGAAGTTAAAATTATATTACAAGAAAAAAAATTATTAACACCTGAGTTGAGTGAAGTTTTCGACACTGCAATTTCATGGTTGGATACTCCAAGTCCTGAACAATTGACTGTGGTTAAAGAGATGGTAAACAAAGGTTTGATTTAATATGAATTTACAGGAGGACATTGATAGAATCAAAGAAGTGATGGGGATTAACGAAGGATCCGTAAATCCATATCTTAAAAGAAGAATGCCCGAACTTATCGCCGCAGTCATTCAAGCAGCAGATTGGTACGTGCCATCATTTATGCCTGATTTCAATACATACTTAGATAGAGCGATATACTCAGGGGTTATAAGTGTAATACCTACGGATTATGCTGATACTCATGTTCCGCAAATGCATGAATTAGAAGACGGACTTCGTAATTTAATCTATGCTAATAAGGAATTGTTAGATAAGTTTGAAAAGTTATATTACCGAAGTACTACAAAATATAAGGGATAGAACCAAATTATCCAGCCATTTGAACCTTCACATAGAATTCATTCTCGAACCAATTCCGAATGAATTTAATTGCTTCATTTCGAGTAAGACCGAACATAGTCTCGAACTCATCCAAGAATTCGCCCAATATGAATAGTTCTCTTTTTCTTGGGAAGTATTCTAAATAATTCTCCTCATCATCATAAACGGCGATACCCGCTTGATTATCGATTACATCCTTATTTAATAAGAAAGAATCCAAATACTTTTTCATTATGTCATCAAGTCGGCCCTCGGAGATAATATATTTCATTTTTAATTCAGGTTGAATTCTTTCTTAAACCAATCTTTTATAAAAGCAAGAGATTCTTCATAATCCTTATTAAACAAATAGCCGAATTCTTCAATAAATTGATTGTTCACCCATAAGTCCTCATCGTCATAGTTATAGAACATATATTCAGTCCAATGTGGATTATCATCATCAGCATTCGGATCCGCGATTACCAAACTATCATCATAATCCAAGATTTGTTTGGAGGTTAAAAATGAATCCAAATACTTTTTCATGATGTTATCAAGTCGACCCTCGGAGATAATGTATTTCATATGGATAAATATAAGGAAATTTTAATGAGATTTGTTTTTTTTTTAATATTTCTACTCGGTAAAAGTATTATATCTTTATATATAAAAATAAAAACAATGAAATTTAAGATTTATGTTCCGAGCAAATCAATTGACGGGATAATCAAAAATCTAAATAATTTAAAATCTCACGAACTACGAGAACTATTTAATTTAGTGGAGGAAAAAATAAAACACAATAAAAATAACGCTATTTCTATATTAGAAAATGATGTTTATATTTCTACAGAGATTCGAAACCTTTTTGAACGACAGAAAGAATCCTTTTTGGAATTTAAAAATAAAAATAACGATTTCATGATGGACATTTTTGTTAAATTATTAATAAAATAATATGTTAGGAAAAGATTATTTGGGATATTTTATTTTCAATCATAAAAATGATAAATGTTTATCTATTGATAGGGGAATAAACCATTCCGATTTGACATTAAGACCTATTATCAATTTAATATCAGAAAAAAAACCAGAGTGTGTAATCTATTTGTATCCAACGGAAACTACAGTAGAATGGTTAAGTCGTTGTTACACTGAGGATAAAGATTTCGCAATAAATCCTGAATTTTTTGAGTTAGAGAGTATTTTATTACAAAATGATTGTAAGTTTTATTTAATACTCGGGTGTCATTACCCTGAATTATATAAACCATTCGAAAATTCAATTAAGAACTTTGAGATTCTGTATTGGCCAACTTACTTGATTTCACACACATATGATGGGTTGAAAGATTTATATTTACACCCGAGAGGATTGGATGGGCCAATGAATGTAGAAACGTTATCAATAAAAAACAAATTTGATAAATTATATTTAAATTTGAATAATAAATCTAGATTCCATAGATGTTTGATGATTGACCAACTATCTAATCACAATTTATTAGAAAATGGTATTAATACTTGGAATCAAACAATAGAGGAATGTGGTGTCACGGACATATTGGTAAATGAAGATTTACATTTTGAGTTCAAATATTGGAAAGAAAAAATAATTAATATAGATGGATATCGAATCAAACAATTTGGATTCAGTGATGAATACACTGACATCATTACAGAACCAAATTGTTTTATGTCATTGGTTGGAGAATCTTCAATGTATATTCCTTTTGTTACTGAAAAGACATTCCGGCCAATTTTGTTGAAACATCCATTTCTTTGTTATGGGGCAAAGAATCAAAACAAAGAAATTACAAAGTATGGATTTGAATTATATGATGAAATTTTTGACTATGATTTTGATTCAAAAGACCATATAAATGATAGAATATCGGGAATAATTAGCAATCTTAATAATTTGAAGAATCAAAATTATTACGAACTACATGAAAAAATTAAAGACAAATTGGAATATAACAAAAACATTGCTCTTGGGATTAGAAAAAATGATAAATTTAACCCTTTGGTTAAGTTCTATGAAAAGTATTCAGTATGAGTAAAAGACTTTTTACGTTTGGTTGCAGTTTTACAAATTACAAATGGCAAACTTGGGCAAACATTATTGGAACTCAGTTTGAAGAATTTCAAAATTGGGGGAAAGCTGGAGCTGGAAACTTTTTTATTTCTAGTAATTTATATCAATGTCATCATGTGAATAAAATTACTAAGGATGACGTAGTCTTAATTATGTTTTCATCCATAGACAGATTCGATTACATTAATCAAAATTCTTATTTTGAAACAAATGGCAGCATTTATGGAAAAAATCACAGTTTGTTTGGAGATTTTGTTATGAATAAATGGAGCGAGGAATTCGGGTTATACAATACTTGGTTTTCAGTTTCATCGGCAAAACAATTATTGGATTCAATAGGATGTGAGTATCAACTAATGAAGTCTTTCGATTTTAATCAAATCGATGGGTCACGTGAATATGCGAAACCGCAAAACGTAGGTCAAACAGTGGACGTTTGTTTGGAATTATTAGACGAAATGGTTTCAGGTGAAACTTTAGTAGAATTTCATAACAAAAGGAACGAACACTATTATTTTGAAGATCTTGCAGGTCAAATAGATGGCCATCCACCAATTTCAACACATTTGGAATGGATTAAACAAAATATGGGGAAATATTATGTTAAAGAAATGGATTTAATTTGTGAGAATTGGGAAAAAACTATTCCGAAAAAAATAAACGATATCATAAATCCAAATCGAAAAAACTTTGTGGATTTTAGTGAAATGAAAAAATAAATACACAATGAAAGGATTAGTTTTTGCGGGATGTTCTTTCACTTGGGGCCAGGGGCTGTATTTTTATTCTAGCCTCAATCATACTCCTAAATTTGAGGATTGGGTATTTGATTACAGTCTAATGACTGATGCGTTAATCAAATATAAAGATACTATAAGGTTTCCAAGGTTAGTCGCAAACCATTTCAATACTTTTGAAGTGTGTAAAGCATCAAATGGTGGAAGTGATGTAACAAGTCTCATGTTTTTGAAAAAAATATTTGATAAATACGAGGAACCAGCAGATGGACATATCAAAAGTTCTTCTTGGTTAAGTGAAGAAAATTATTATTTTGATGATATTGAATATGTCATTTTTCAAATGACTCAACCATATAGATCCAGATTCAAGTTTGTATACAAAGGAAAAGATTATTTCGTACATCCTAATCCAAACTATGATGATGTGTCTGTTGTTCTTAGTAAAGCTGATGACGGGTCAGAATGTCCAGTTGAAAACGGAATCGATACCATTTTTTTCCCATGGTTAGAAGAAAACAATTATACCATAGAAGATTATCTTGAATTACATACTAATTATTTTGGAAATTTAATCAAAGAATATCTTTTACATTTGGAGGCACAAGGTATTAAAAGCAAAGTGTTATTTTGGGTTAATGATTTACCCTCATTATTCGAAGATGAATTTTACAAGAAAAGACATATATTATTAGAACATGAAGGTAAAACTTATAAAACCATAAGTGATTTACAACTTAGTTGTAGAGAAAAGTTTACCATCGCTTATGATAAAGAGGGGTTTGGAGGGAACATACCTGAAAATGCGCTAACAGATTACCATCCATCCAAATATTGTCATGAGGTTATTGCGAGAGCTGTGATAAACTCCATAAATCAAGATTTACATGTTGATAAATCCGAAGAAAAAATATAAAGATTTATTGGCATGTGGTTGCTTACACACGGCAGATGAATAGAATACATGGTAATTAATAATCTTCACATATTTGGTTGTAGTTTCAGTTCTCCATATCATGAGGAAACTGATGAGTATAGGAGATATAAGACATTTTGTGGGGGAAGTTTTCCGAGCACATGGTTTGAATTATTATCAAACAGAATGAACTTGAATCTTGTAAATCATGGGATACCTGGCGCGGGGAATGACATGATATTCAATAGAGTAATCGAACAAATCAGAACAATTCAAAAAAATGATGTGGTAATCATCGGTTGGTCATTTCTTTCAAGATTCATGTGGGCAAACCATGATACGAGAAAATGGATTAACACAAACTTTGGAAGAAACCATTCGGTTTTAAATGGTACCGAAGATATAACCGAACAAACATCAAATGAGATTGTTTTCAACAGAACGAGTGATAACACATTTCACTTATATTCTGAGGTCATAAATCAGAGAATGGAATTAATAAATTATATTTCCGATTTGGTTGGTTTCAAAGTGTTTTATTGGTCTTGTGATCCCTATGTTCTTTATAATAGAGAGATTCAAGATAGAGATAACCAAAGAATTATTATGGGTGATGAGATTTATATGAAGTGGGAGATTGATAATATGATTAAACTAATCGAGAAAAATGGTGGGGAAAGAATAAAAGAAGAAACCAACCAAGAAATATTCGATTTTCATTTGGGGGTAAGTGGACATCAGGTAATGTCCAATTTATTTTATAATCATATTAATAGGTGAATGGTTCATCAGGAAACAACAACCATACTGACTTCACATCTGTTTCATATGCGTCCTGAAACCAATTTTTGATATAGGTCATACTTTCTCTTTGGGTCAAATCAAAAAGGTCTCGGAGGTCTTTGATTAAGTAAATGTTCATGTATAATTTCTCTTCTTCACTACGGTACGCCAGCATATGATTAACACCTTGTATTATATCAAACCCATCCTCATCATAATTTCCTTCTGTTAACCCTAAAGAACTTAAGTACTTATTCGCCAACCTTTCTATTCTTTTTTCAGGTATAATATATTTCATGTTTATAAATATCAGTTAAATAAAAAGGGGGTAGGGGGATAATCGACCCCGGCATACGACAGTTAGATTGTCATACCACATTCTTCCTCCACGCGAACAAGTATTTGCTCGTCCGTAGAGTTCCTGACATACACATACTTAGGTCTACAGTTTACCCAATCATTCAATACACTGTCAGCGTATGAGTATTCCACCGAGAACATCAACACCAGTCTGTCGATGATTTTCTTTCTCATCATATACCAACTATCAGGTTTACTATTCAATCCCCTGTCGTCAAACCAATCTTTTTGTTTACTTTCATCAAAGGTCTGTACGATATCACCCAAGAAATCCAACTTCAACAGGTAAATCTCAGGATGAGCGGAGTCCAAGTACGACATCATCAATCTCTTAAGTTTCAGGGTCTTGTTCATGGTTATAAAAATAGGGAATAAGATTGAGATTAACAAGATACGGCTATAAATTGATTAACCTCCATTCATTATCTTGGGTAAGGACAAGGGCGGAGAAGTTTTCCACCCAATCACCTGAGTTGTAGTATTCCATTCCGTTGATTATTTTAGCTGAGGGGATATGAATATGTCCGGTAATGACACCATCACAATTAAGCGTTTTTGCATAATCACATGAGTTGACCTCAAAGTCATTAATGAATGAAATGGCATTCTTAAAGTTCTCCTTAATTACTTTAGAAATGCTGTAATATGGTTTTCCTGTGAATTCTCTATATTTGTTATACCAAGTATTAAGACGAAGGGCGAGGTCATAACCGATGGAACCAATCTGAGTGAGCAATTTATATTTTGTTGTGATATCAATCTTATCACCGTGGAAAACCAGGTACTTCTTACCATTAGCAAAATACATATATTCGTCCATGAATTTAATATTCCCGAGGATGCTATTATACAGATCCTTCACATCATTATCGTGGTTCCCTCTGATATAGATAATCTCTGTTTGGCGGGACATATCCAATAACTTAATAAGAACCTTCATATGTTTATCCTTCCACTTGCTACCACGACGAAGAGCGTCCACATCAATAATATCTCCATTAAGTATCAGGAGGTCTGTATCGATGCTATCAAGGAATTCAAGAATGCGTTTGGGTCTACAATCATTCATTCCCAAGTGGAGATCAGACATTATCACGACCTTATAGCCAATAGTTGTGGTCATATTTGAAAAACGCAGGATTGTTTTTATTCATTATGGATAAAATGGCAACACGAACCATATAAAATAATCCCTTCTTCTGAAATCTTCTATCTGTGGTATATATCTTTTTATTCATAACCTTAAAAGATTCAGGCGAGATTTTACTACTAAGATGGAAATCTTCAGCAAATTTATCTTCATCATTAAACCCTCCGACTCTCATAAAGGATTCAAATTCAAATAACATAAAACCTCCAATAGCACAAGGGGAATATCTAATCGATAAATCTCTAAAGAATTCAAAGATGGGGAATACAAATGAATATCTTCCTTCACATCTAAACTTACAGGTTAACAACTCCAATGGTTCTTTCTGTATAATACTCATACACTCTCTTATGGTGGTATTATCAATTAAGTATATATCAGCATCCAAGAATAATATATAAGGGGTTGTGGACATCATGGCACCCTTGTTTCTTGCCACGCTCGGATAACCACCATCAATAATGGTAATGTTCAAATTACTATGGTCTCCTGATAATATAATGTCTCTTGTAGAATCATCAGACGAATCAGCAATAATAACTTTTGTACCTGATATATCTTCTTGTTTGTTTAATAAACTCAGAGTCAAATCAATTAACTCCGATTCATTCTTACAAGGTATAACGATTGTTAGTAAATCTTTTATCATACCAATAAATAGAATAAAGAAACTCACACCATATTAAATAATTGTGATGATTATCCACCAAGTTCGTTCATCTCGGGACAGACATTATCCACTACACTACCGTTCCGTGGATTGTCCCTCATTCTCTCTCTTGTTGTATAATCTTCCAAATCTCATTTTTTAACACACATTTGGAGAGTTATACATGGGGACAAACTGTCCCCTCCTAATAGAGTGTCCCCCGCCAAATGAGAGGACTTCGAATGACATGGTGATATTGTGTGAAGGTGAGATGTTAATAAAGACATACCTATTCGGTGGGGATCCGAATTAACATATATTATTTCACATTACAGTCCTATACCCTATGGGGTACAAAACAATACCTTCGGTAAATAATTACACCCCATCAGGTATAACTCCCACAATCTCCCACCATCTACGATATGTCGTTGAAGGGGACTATAATTGTCCATACGAGGGGTCATCTAAGATACCCTATTGGTTCGTTGAAGGGGGGTTAAAGGTTCACTACGTTCACTCACGCGGGGTCTCACTTAGTAATCCTTTTTTTGCTAGGATTTATATATAGTAAAAAAATGGTCTTCTCACTATCGTCAGGGGGAAAAAAGTGGTCATTACACTATAACCAGCCATAAATTCAGTACTAATGGTGGGGGAAAGTGGTAGAGTGTGGGGGAACCAAAACCCCCCAAAGGGATTATCCCCCATGTAACGCTCCCCTGACATTTTGACAAAATCAAGTTTTTTGGTCATAAAAGTTATCCACAATGGAAAAAGTTTTCCACATGACGACCCCGCCAGACATAATGTCAGTATGTGGATAACTTTATTTTTATATGTTCCGAACGTATACTTATCAACATGACAGATTTTATTTACACGATGGACAAAATGGAGGAGGGGAGAATTAGGTTTATTATCTCCTTCAATGATGAAGAGGTTGGTTCTCTGTATTTTGAGAGAGCAAAGATTGGGTTTAACAGGAAACCTATTGGCATGGATGCTTGGGTATGTGTTGATGCCAAGATTGAGAAGTTATACGAAGTGTCTGATTATGAGATATTCCCCAAGGAAATTGTGGAGGTATGTCAAAAGATGATTAAGGCTGAGTATTTATAATAAACAGTAAACCATGGGGAAGACTACACCTGAAGATATATATGATGTTTATGCTTTCAAGTTGATTAAGAGAGCATTAAAAAAGAGATTCCCATGGATTAAGGATGTGTTTGTCAGACAGGAGGACTTGGATCTCTATACAACAATTTTTTTGAACTTTGAGTTCGACCCCAATGAATTTTCTAAGGCTTATGGTCATGAGACAAAGGAATGGATTCAGGAGTTGATTGATGCGGGGAAGTACATTGACTATTCGTACCCCAACCTTATAAACGATATGGAGTTTGATGAATACAAGACAGTTCGTAATGAGATAAGGAGAACAATCCAAGATGTGGCTGAGAACCCCGCCCTTCCTGATGAGTTCAAGTTCCGTAATCGTAATATTGAATTGGGGACATGGCACATCAATCGTAAGCCAGGGGAACAACCTTATATGCAAATCTAACATGGTTATCACCATGGTACCACTTTTTAGGGCCATCTAAACTTTCCCCATATAATACAATAAAAGGTTGGGGGAGTTATAGAACCATGTTATATAATCTGGATTATGTTAAGTAGCGCGTACAAAACCAAGAAGTAATTGTATTTATTATTATGAAAGTAATCATCAGAGAATCACGGTTAATGGATCTGGCAGTTAAGTTTGTTAACGATAAGTTCCCCGACCTTATTGAGGAACCATTAGACAACTCAGTATTGTATATTAATCCAATCAACAATACACATGTGTTTGAGTATGATGAAGGGGATGACTCTGTTGTGTTCTACGGAGATGTGTCCTCGAGATTGAGAGACATGTTTGACTTGTCAGAGAAAGAAATCAAGAAGGTAGTTAGAGAATGGTTATATACATACTATGGTCTTAACCCCTCTCGGTTAATTATATTTCTTAAGTAATATACAGAACATTCTTCGGTTACCCCTACGTACTTTTTATTATTGACTATCTGTCATACCACTTATCCACAATATATTATTCTGTTTATGTCCACAAGTTATCCACATTAATAACTTGTGGATAAGTCACAGGGGGCGGGGGATAAATAAATATATCTAAGACCTCCCCTCTGGCATGGGGTCTACCCCCCCATATGGGGACCCCCCTCCCCCGTATCCCCCCTTACGGGGTGTCAGAATGTCAGTTTAGGGGGGATAATCCCCTATATTACGCAAAAAAATTTTTGGGGAAAAAATGACCCTTTTTGGGTATTTATTAATATGAAAAAGATTGTAAGACTTACTGAATCAGATTTGGAAAATATTGTTAAAATGGTAATCAATGAAAATGATAAACCTTTTTATTTAAGAAGGTCTGAAATAATTAACAATTATGTGGATGAGGCAATATCTGATATAAATGTTGGTGGTTTTGAACCTGAAGATTTCGAAGATTATAAATCAGAAGTCTTATGGAAAACATTGGGTAGTTTGGAGTATGACAATGAGAGAGAAGTTGATGATGTGGAGGAATTCTTCAAGTATGTTAAAAACAAGGTAATCAATAACAAAATAAAACAAGGTTATTTGGATTATAAGAAAATGAACCCCTCCCATTAACGAGGGGTTTTTTATTTTATAGAACACAACCCCCCTAAATAAAATCACCCCTATTTAAGGAAAAAAATTTTTGGGAAATTTTTGGTGATTGTCAAATTAGTTTTAACTTTGTAAAAAAACTCTATATATGAAGACGAAGTTAGAATTGGCGATTGAAAGATTTCAGAATAGTAAGAACAATGATGTTCCGTATCATTTACCCTTCAACGATTTTATTTTGGAGTGTTATTTGGGTTATTCCCCATCTGCTTACGGAAAGTATTTGGAAAAGAAGATTATTCAAGAGGTTGATCGATTGTTGGAAGTTCCTGAATCTGAAAATTGTGGGGACTGTGAGATTAGGGTTTATGCCTCAAGGGGGAATTTACTTATGGATGATGGAAAGGTTTTCGTATATACTCATAATCATTGGTCAAAATATTCCCGTATAAAGAGTTTCGAAATCAAGGTTACTTTTTTGGGAAAGAATAATCATTACAGGTTAAGGAATTTGCGTCCCTACCAAAATATTGATGGTGGGTATATAATTTGTTTGATAGATTGTGTGAATAACTTTCAACCCACGTTTTACATTGTTGATTTCGATGTAATTCAGCAGTATATGACATTGAGTCACATGAATGGTTCCAAATCAGTTCACAAAACAAGTAACTTTGAGAATTATGGGTGTACATTTGAAAAGTATTCTATTGAGCACCATTTGTTACGTATGAATAATAAAATGGGTGGAGATAGTCTTGAGGATTTGAAAGCCTACATTGGTGAATTGTGGAGATCGGAAGCGGATTGTTTATTGGAGAGTATACAATAATTTTTATTGTTGTTCGGATCCGCGTTCTCCCTTCGGTCGTAGGAATCCCCAGCCCCTTTTTCGGGAGTGTTGAGTATTTATAATAAACTTAAAATTATGAAACACTTATTAAATGATTTATCGGAACAAGAGAAGAACTCTATCCGTGAGCAACATACAGGGGGAATGAAGGTAATGACTGAGAGTTTCTCCAAATTGGTAAATTCAAAACTTGGGGATGTAAAGCCAGTGGTGAAGGAACAGGTCACTGGAACAAACACGTCAGATATGGTGGTTGATTGTTTCAAAACTCATTTCGACGCTCCGAATATGGAACTACCTAAAAGTTGTAAAGATCTTGCTAAAGAAATTGGGGACACTAAACAACTTCCATTGGATATCACAAAATATGGACCTTGTACCTCCGACTTGTCGAAGTCTACTGGGGATAATATTTTTACAGTTATGGGAAAACTTAAGGATGTTGGAGAATGTATAATTAAAAAAGCAAAATCTCCTGTGAAGATATAATTGAAACCCCTCCCTTATAGAGGGGTTTTTTATTTTGTGGGTATTTATTAATTATGGATTATATTATTTCAGAAGACAGACTTGTAAGCTTGATTGATAAGTATATTACTTTGGCGGTGGGGAGACTGATCAGAACAAAGTCAAGTCATCAACTTGGGGAAAAGGAGGACTTCGACCTTCTTGATAAAAATGATAATATAATATTTCAGTATTTTGGACGACACTTGGGAGTTGCTCGAGAATTATTTTCTACAATAATGTCCATGTTCAATTTGAATCAATCTCAAACTGAGGAGATGTTTGTAAAATGGTTTGAGAAGAGATTCCCCGATGAAAGGGTTATTGCATCCTATTATTCAATATATTATTAATCCCCCTTCAAGGAATAAGTTATGAGATACATTATCAACGAGAGTAGATTGTATGATATTTTTGAGAAGTACATGGAATCGACCTATGATTTGAAATTTCGTCCGGTAAGTCGTGAGTACAGAACTGGGGATGGAAGAATATTTGGGGATTGGTGGGAACAGAGGTTTTACTATGGAAATAGTTCGGAAGCGAATTCGTTGAAAGCAATGTTCGGGGATGATACCAATAAGTTGTTGTTTAATTATTTAAGGAGAAAGTTTCCTGACATAGAAATTGATGGAGTTGAGACCACTGACCCTGAAAGTTTATTATAACATGACCCCCCTATTTTTTTATGACCCCATTTGTTAAAAAAAATTTTTGGAAAAATTTTGGGGATATTCGTATACCGCCCCGTCCGTTCTCCCTTCGGTCGTTCTAATCCCCAACCCCTTTTTTCATGATATTGTGTATTTATTGTTATGAATATTTTGATTACAGAGAGTCAATACAATCGGGTGGTATTAAATGAACAGTCTGAGGACAAAGTTTTGTTTTCTGATAATAATATTTTGATTGTTGCTTATGGTGTGGACCCTAAAAGTGGAGCTTACATACTTCCAAAAAAATCTGGAAAAATTTCAATTCATAATAAAAATAATATCTCTCCGATAATTGTGAACATTGAAAAAAGTTCCCCAATTTTCGAATATTTTGATGGAGAAAAAAAGTATTCAAAACAAATCCTATCAAAGCAGGTAGATTTTATTACACTGGATTTTAATCAATCAGTAGGAGAAGGAAGTTTTACAGGAAATTTGACTTTTGTTTATACAATTCCAGGTAAGGCTCCTGTTCTTAAATCGATTAACATACCTTTTGTTCGTGTAGGCACGGTGGAGGGAGATGAAATAAAAAAACAAAATGAAATTTTTTATCGTTGTAAATCTAAATATAATTCTGATTTACTAAAAAAAGCGACTGATTGGTGGAGAAATTGGTTGAACCATCCATCGACTAAAGATAGGTTTGCTAAATCATTCAAATACGATAAAAGCACGGTCGAGAAACATTTTGCCGAATATAATAAGATACTATCACAAATACCAATCGAATATGTTATAAGTGATGATATCGCGGGTGGATGGGTAAGACCAGGCCTTTTTATTAATGGGTATGATGTGCCTATAAACATAAATTGTAGGGTGGCTAATGATTATAGTGAAAATGAAGCATTGTCATTTATGATTCATGAGATTCAACATATTCTAGATGATTATCATAAATTCCATCCTTATGAATCCAATAAATTTGATGATTGGGTAATAAAAAAGTTTTTAGGAGACGATACGAGTGGTACACCTGAAACCAATTTTCAGAGATTGAAAAAATTCCTAATGACACAAGGGTTTGATGAAAATGCGTCAAGTAAAATTTCCGACACTTATTTATGGCGACTCAAAAATGATGAGGTTCACCTCAGAAACCCAAATGAAGTTATGTCAACTTTGTCTGAAATTAGACGTTATTTTAAATTGAAACCAGACCAGAAAATTACAAAAGAGATGATAATTAATTCAGTCAACGGAAAAACGAATATTGATTCTGACTTGCGGATTTTCTTATCTCAGTGGATATATAGTAAAAAAACGTTGGCAGACTTTTTGAATTTCAGTAATTCTATCGCTATGGGAAAGCCCAACACTACAGATAAAAATCTCGCGTAACATATTTCCGTTCTCCCTTCGGTCGTTCTAATCCCCAACCCCTTTTTTTATTAAAAAATTTTTCTTATCATTATAAAAAATTTGTTATGGCAGAATATAGTGATAAGTGGAAGAAATCTTTTGAGAAGAAGTATTCCAAAGCGTTGACCCAACTTCGTGATTTGGAGAAGGAGTATAAAGATATGAAGGATTCCAATCCTGATGATTGGCATTTGGATTATATGTATGTTGATAATTCCACTTTGGAATTTGATAATGCCTCAGGTCTATCCATTTATCATTGGGATGGTTTTGATGGAACAAAGGAATTTGTTGAGATTGGTGTGAATGGATCCCCTTGCTCAAGTTATTCATTTAAGATTTATTCTCTGAAGGATTTGATTGCATTTAGAAATTCTTTGATGGAATCAATCGATAAGTTTGGAAGGGTTCCCGAAAAAACTAAGAATGTTGTTGACGATGACTGCGAGGATGAAGAAGGATGGGAAGAGAATGAGGAAACGGAATATACCATTCAGGCGTCTCGTTCTTGCGTTCAGACATGGACTCATACGGTTATGGCAAGAAGTGCATGTGAGGCTTATAGAAAGGTTGAGGAAGATATTGACGGTTCCACTCACGATGAGAATGATGATTATGACCAGTATGGTGAAATCGATTGGGAAATAATTTAATTTGAAACCCTCACTTATGGTGGGGGTTTTTTTATATTTGTCTTATGAAAAAGCAACTTAATGATTTGGAGGATAGAATTGAAAATTTGAATAAGATGTTGGCATCTGCCATCAGGTATGGTGAGGAGGATTTGCAACGGATGATTCGATATAAGATTGAAGGTTTGGAAAGGGAAATGAAGATATTAAAGAACAAGATGTCATGATGGATATTCGTATACCGCACCATCCGTTCTAATCCCCATCCCCTTTTTTGGGATGTTTGGTATTTATATATAATGGAAATACGTATAACCAAAAATCAATTTAATTTTTTAAAAGAACAAACAAGACGATTATTCAATCCGAATGTTGCCCCATCAGATAAACCTACATCTGACTATTTGGGTAAAGACGGTGCATTTGAAAAAAATCGATTTCAGGGTTTGGAAAAAGAAAAGTATTTCGATGCTTTGAAAAATAAACCTGCGGCTTCGATAAAAAAAGTTCGATTAATTTTTCCTTTGTATGGTTGGGAAGAAATGGCTCTTTCCTTGTTGAAAAAATTGGGAATCGTTACAGGATTTTTCACAAGTTTATCTTCGGCAGTTAGTTTTGTTGAAGGTCTTGTAAAAAAGGGTGTTAAAACTGATGAGTTTGTTATTGGGTCTCATGGTAAGGGAGGTAACTTATTAATGACCCAAAAGGAAAAAGGTGCATACATGTTCGATAATACTTTTTTGGATAGTTTCAAACCTTTAATTCATTCTGGAACAAAAGTATTTTTCACCGCTTGTGGGGGTGCCAATTTTTTGGACGTATTGAAGGAAGCATCTGAAAGGCTCGGTGTCGGCACATATGGGTCTGCTGGACTTTATAATTATATTACCAATCAAAGTGAAGAAGGGTATTATTGGTGTTCCTCCTCTCCTTACCAATTACCTAAGATTATTCAGAACCCCGTGGAATATAAATTTTCAAAAGAGTTCAATTCCAACTCTTTCAAGGTTTATCAATTTGCAAAATCTTACAGTATGTATGTCGAAATCAATATCAAAGATGGAGTTTTTGATAGAAAAATCCCCACCAAAATAGTGACTGAACATGGGAGTAGAAGTTTGAGATTTTATGCACCAAAAAGGGGTGCAAGTTATTTGTATGAATTCGATATTTTCCTCGAGGGTATTGTAAGGAATGCCCTGAGTCAATACGCGATAGAGAATGGAGAAATTAGAGGGAATACGGTTTTGAGTAGAAAAATGAAAGAATTACCCAAAGGTCCACTCGAACTGAGCAATTACTTGTATAAAAAATATTTGAGTGATGAAATCACGATAGAAGTGACATTGGATGGAGTTTCAACAAATTTGAAATCATTGAAGCCTTTCGAAACTGAAATTCAGCCTACAAATGATTTTTTATTGGAAAAAGGACTGTGTAAAAAGGTTTCCAAACCACCAATCAGTTGGTTAGAAGTTTAAGTTTATACGAACCCTTTTTTCACACATTACCATAAGATAAATTTTTTGTTTTTCTTTTTTTTTCATATTTTTACATCATAGAAAAAATAACTTATATTTATCAAGTGATGAGAGAGTTAATTGACAAGTACAGAAAAATTTTGAATGATCCTGATTATGTATCATTAAGACGACGAATAAACCCTGAATTATTTCAAGAAATAATTGAGACGAATGTTTCGTCTAATAAAATTGTGGAATCTTCATTAAGTAGAATAAACAAATACATTGAAAACAATCAATGTGCGGTAATTAGTGCGTTCAGAAAAACTTTAACCAATTGTTTATATGACGAAGATGATGATAAAAGAATCAACATATACGATAACAAGGGCCGGAACAAAAAACTACTATCCTCATTACTGGTTGTAGGGTATGATGTTACCAAAGTTAAGGGTACATATATCGAAAACTATATGCAAGAAAATGCGATTGAGGTAAAGGAGGATTCATATTTCGTTGTCAATTCCAATAATGACCCCAAATTCATTAAAAATATTATCAAGTTGGGTGAAATCTTTTGTCAGGACAGCGTGTTCATTTTCGATTTCGGAGACAATTATTTATTCGGAACAAACAATTCTTCTTATCCTGGTTTGGGTGTAAAAGAGAACATGGGGAAGTTCCACCCAGGAAAAGAAGGTGAATTTATGACCAAAGTATCAGGTCGTCCGTTTACTGTAGAAAATTTTAAAAATTTACAAATAAATTCCAAACGATTAGTGAAAGAGTGGTCAAAACCGATTATTGACTTATTGTGATTAGTTTCCCCCATCCCATAAAGGTGGGTTTTTTAATTCTTAGTATTTATTGTTATATGAGAAACTTCATCATTTCAGAAGGTCAGTTAAATCATTTGCTTGAGGTCATTCAGACTGGTGTGAATATTGCGACCATCAAAGGTAGTTCGTTGGGTTCAAAGGGTAATTATTACTATGTGAACAATCCTGTTGTCATTGATGGAGGAGAAGGTAAATTGACTTCCAATGATTTATCACAATTGTATGGGAATAAGGGATATTTGGAAATCAAATTGGGTGAGGATGTTATTGAGTTGGATATGAGCTCATATGCCTGCAAAAGCATGACCATAACCAAATTTGGTGGTTTACAAGTCCCAACTGGATGTATTGGATATCAAAACAGGAATAGAGAGGTTGTAGATAAAATCATTTCCCGTCAGGAAGAAGAAAAACTGAGTGGGAATATCTCCAAGGTGTTGGGTGGTAATGTATATAACAAATTAAATTCTTTGGGGGCTTGGTTGGAATCTAATGAAGGGTTGAACCTTCGTAAAGTGGTTGATGATATTTTATCGGATATCAAATTTGATATTCAACAAGATGATATTAAAGACAATCTCAAAGGTGCCAAAATATTAAATTCATATGGTAAAATTAACGACAAACAATATGACTATTTTGTAAGAAACTTAAATAGAAAAAAATTGGTGTACGTTGATGATGAAGGTAATTTAAATCCGAATGGTAAATGGCATTATGTTAATAAGTTGAACACCAACTATTCTGACATATCTGATTTATTGTCAACTTATTTGGAGAAGGCTAAAAGTAATGGAAGTACTGCAGCTAAAAGCATTCTCGACACAATATCTACAGCTTCGGATTCCGAAGTAATCAAAAATATCCTACTAAAATATAAAGACAACTTCAAGGACTTGTTCGAAAAATATTTGGAAGATAAAAAGGATTTAATGAACTTTACCAAGTATACCACTAAATTTTCCAAGTTGGGAGACCAAATGGAATCTGATGTCGCCAATGCTTTTGAAAAACTTGGATACAATGTTTTATATCGTGGAGGCAACGGAAACTTTATTGATATGAATTTTTTTGTGGACTTGATTATGGGAAGAGGTAAGGATGCCGTAACAATTCAAGTCAAATCCTCCGAATCAGATGCAAAAAGGTTTGAATCGAAAAAATATAAGGATGCTGTCGATTATCTTGTCTATCCCATAACCCCCACCGAGTTTCAAGTCATTGATTTGAAAGATAAAAAAAATAATTTTGTACTGTATAAGTAAACCAAGCCCTACTGTAAAAGTGGGCTTTATTTTTTATTAAGTGTGTAATATTTATTATTAAACGTTTTTTACATGAAAAAAATTATTAGATTAACCGAGGCAGATTTGACTAGATTGGTTAGAAGAGTAATTAAAGAACAAGGAGCTATCATTCCAGGAAGCAAAGAAGAAATTAAAAAAATGGCTCTACGAAGACTTGACGACTTCAGACGTAAAATGCCTTCCATTCCTTCAAATCCACCGTCAATAGAGACCGAAAAGAATTATCGAAAATTAGTTTCGGAATTAAGCAAAGTACATCCAGCCGAAGAATCGGGTAGTAATGATGAAATTGAATCGTGGTTCACGCCAGGAGCAGATGGTTTATACTTGACAGTTTTTAAGGGTGGCTATTTCTCTGTTTTTGCAGATATTAAATTCGAACAATTGCTGGCATCAATTCCTATGAGAGGAAAAAATTCAAAAAGAAAGAATGATAGAGATGTAAACGGAACTCCTTATACAACACTATACACACAATACGACAGAGAAAATTTACCTCAAGTAATCTCAGTACTTAGTCAAATTCTAAGCTACTACGACGAGAAAGGTGGTTTTCAATAAGAAAACAGGTAGTGAACAAAAATTGAATAATTTACAACCCCACCCTTCAATAGGTGGGGTTTTTTTATTATATTTTTGATATGAAAAAAATTATTTTTATTGTAATGATGCTATTGGGTTTGGGTGTCAATGCTCAAACTATGGAAAAGGATTATGTAAATTATCTGTTGGACTCAGAAAAGGTTGTAAATAAAAAATATGACTTGTTTCCACAAGCAACCAAGGTCATTGTCCGAAGAAAACACGTGGTAGTTGTTTTTGATCGGAATGATTGGGAACGAATGAGATTGATTGGTCGTGGTAGAATGGGTAGGAGAAGATTTCTTCAGTAAGATAATACCAACCCTTTTTCCAAGTTTGTATATTTATTGATATGAAAAAATCATTGACTGAGGAATTGCACAGAATGCATTCCATGATGTATGGTAGTCAAATTGTTGAACAAGAATTTATTGACCGATTTTTGAAAGACGTTGGCTACAAAAAAGATGATGATCCAACCAAAGCTGATTTAATTGGAGTCGATGTGGATGAATTTTTCGATACATTGGAAACTGCCGCTCAGGATGGTGGAATATCTCAACAAGAACGAGGTAGTTACAATTTCAAAAAAGAAGTTGAATCAATGCAGGTTGGTTTGATTATTCTTGGATATGATTTACCAATTCATGGTGTCGATGGGTTGTTTGGACCTGAAACTGCCGAAGCTGTTGAAGAATTTACTAATGACCATGTCGAAAAAGATGATAGTTCAACTTCATCTGAGGAATCATCAGAAGTAGGTCCGACAAAAGCCTCAGAAGAAATGTTACTTAAGATGATTGAACTTCTTAAAGAAAAAAATATCGACTCTGAAGATTTAGAAAAATTAATAGACCCGTTAGTCGGAAATATCAATATTTCTTTATCGGGTGATTGGTTGGAAATGACAAAGCAACTCATCAGAAAATTTGAAACGTTCAGTGACACAGCTTCAGATGATGAAGGTACATATAGAGGTGGGTATGGAACATCCAAAAAATTAGTCGGTGGTAAGTTGGTCGATGTGACACCCAAAACCACTTGGACGCTTGAGGAAGCTGAAGAAACTTTGGACTATCAATTAAAAAATACTTTCGCTCCAATCGTTGCCAGCCAACTTGGACCCTTGAACTGGGAAAAATTAAATGACTCTCAAAAAGCCGCGTTATTAAGTTTCAGTTATAATGCTGGTCCGTATGTTTTCACTGCTAGGGATTACGGGAAAAATATAAAAAATGCAATCGTAGATGGAGATATGGAAGCTGCAGCAGCTTACATCGCACAAGGTCCAACCACCGGAGCACAGACAGGTCAATATTATCCTGGTTTATCGAAACGTAGAAACTTCGAATCTCAAGTATTTTTAAATTAATTTATATAATATGATAAAGCAAACGTGGCAAATATCGGACGAAGAAAGAAAAAGAATTTTGTCTCTTCACGAATCAGCAACAAAGAATCTTTACTTGATGTCGGAACAAATCTCCGTCAAACAAATGAAAAGTCTTGATATAATATTGTCATCTCGTGACCCAAATATCGAAAAATATTTAAGTGGGAAAGATTTGGATTCTTATTCAAGGGAGTTGGCGGCTAATAGTGAAGCCTTCAAGCAAGAACTAGACCAAATGAAAGGACTTATGGACGAAACATCTCTCGGAGTATTCGAAAAAATGAGAGTTGAAAACCCTAAGTTTTTTTTATTTGTGGTTTCAAAATACACGGGGCCACGTGATCGATTCGCTGGAAAAAATATACTCGGGAAACCAAAAGTAGAGTATGGGGATGGAGTTTTCGATCAACGATATGATTATTCTGGATTATTGGGGTCAAAACGTTCTACTATCAAAGATAAAAATATTATTGTTGATGATAGTGTGACAATCAAAGAGGAAATAACACCACCTCAAGAAGGAAAAGTGAGTGAACCAGTAATGGAACAAGGATACACAATGTTCACTCCACCAACAATTCAACAACCAATGCAATTCGAATTCAATGAGGCGGTTATGACTCCTGAATTCATTCAATATATTAATGACAATATTTTTGGTGGTATTGATGAGGGAATAAAAAAAATGAGTGAAGAACTTGTGAAAGAAGGAAGAAAACCTGCCGATGTATGGGTAAATAAATTGAAAATTACGTCATCGAGTTCAACAATTCCAAATGGTGTGAGTAAAAAAACTTTTCCAGGAAAAATTCCAACATTCAAAGAACTTTCTGATGCAAGAGCAAAAGTGGTATATGACTATATTGTTGAGGGACTTAAACAAAGGAATGGAGTAATTAATCCTGAGGGTATTGAGATCGATAGTCAAGGAACTAATGCAGGAAAACAAATCTCAGTTAAGAGTGGAAATCAAACACTGACCCTTGATGGTACTGGAACTAGTGGACCTGAATACAATGGGCAAAACAAAGATGAATTGAAGAAGTATCAAAGAGTAGATTTAACTTTTGATTTTGCAGTTAAAGGAACAACACCACCTCAATCTGAACCCGTACCAACCGAACCAATTCCAGAAGAACTTGTACCGATTTCTCAAACTGATTTTATGGTTAGATTCAGTGCCACGGGTAGAAAAAGATTAAAAGTTAAAATTAGACTTCCACAAATTACCTTACCAGATATTTCCTTGAAAGGATTGTTCGTTAGAAAAGGAGTTCTTCCTTGTCATTACTACTAATCTAATCCAATAAAACAGAAATAATAAAAGGTTTTACTTTTTTCATAAGAAAGGTAGAACCTTTTTACTTTATTGTTAAGAAGTAATTCATTATGAGATTTCGAATTCTTCCATAGCGAAAAACAATACATTGCCACGTCATAATTCGTTGATGTTCCCATGGACATTTTGTTGAGAATTTTACCAACCTCTTCAATATCTGAAGACCAATATGGCTTATTATCGTTAGGAGCGTTTATTAACATTGCAATGTTTTCACCACCCACAGTAAAATTTGTAATGTATGATCGCAAGTTTTTATTGAACCCATTGTGACTATAATCGCTTACTAAACTTTTGCTACGTAAATCAGTAAATTCTTTCATTGAGTGGTCAATTTTGACTGGATTTAACCCATTTGAATCCCGATATTCGTTTAGAATCTGTTCAAAGTGAATAATGATGGGTGTATCATTATTATTTGGTGTTTGAAACCCAAAAATGAAAGGTATCAATAAAAAAATTGGGAATTTTAGCATATCGATTTTTTTTTCAAAAATAATCTTTTTTTTATCTGTATCCCATAAAATGAGGATTTTTTTTTATGTAATGAGTATTTATATTAAACTAAACACAACATGGGAAAAATTATAAGAATGACCGAAGCTGATTTAGCAAAATTAGTTAAAAGGGCAATACAAGAACAAACTAGTCAACAACTGGCGGCACAACAAGGACTTGATGCTGCTAGAGCAGGGGTTCGAGATGCAAAGGACGCAAGAAGAGATGCAAGAAAAGATTTGAGAACCACGAACAGAGAGACTTATCAGGCTCAACAAAATGAAATAAATGCAATTTATGATATTTTGAAAATCAGAAGACAACTTGGTAATCTTCCTGATACTATTAAAAAGGCTATTGCTCAATATCAAAATACAAATTCGTTCAAACCATATTTACCGGCAATTTCCAATGTATTGGGACCACTTGATGCTTTGGCAAATGCGATTGCAAAGGCTCAAGCACCTCAACAACCTCAAGCATAAAATAAATAACTTTAATAAATTAACCCCACCACATAAAGGTGGGGTTTTTTATTCCCCAATGATATTTATTGGAAATGTAAAATTATGAATAGAAGTTATAGTAAAATCAGACATATTCAAGAAGCCAACCAAAGATTGGAGAAACGACTGATGAGTGAACAAACTCAAACCACTGTTGTACAAACTGGTGAAAATCCTGGTGTGAAAACCAAGACTACTCCACCAATGTCAAATCCAACTCTTCCAAACCCAACTAGTGGGACTACTAGTGGAGACACGACAACAAATCCGTTCAATAATCCAGATCTTTTGGAAAAATATGTGGGTAAACAATTCAACACATATTCTGTAATTAGCGGAAAAAACAAACCTGATGAGATTGGTAATTTATATGGAACTTTCAAAATTCAAAAAGCATACTCTGACGTTACTGGAAATAATGATGTGGTTTTCGATCTCGATAGATTTGGATCTAAAGCATATTTCAATTGTAGTTCTGACAAGTTGGGTATAATTCTTTCAAATTTTTACGTTAGTGTTTTCGCACCTTCCTTAACCAAAGAATTGAAACAAACTTTCTGTACTACCGGCGCAGGAAATCTACCTGTTCCGAAAGTGGATTATCCGACTCCATAATCAATCAAATTTAAAATATAATCCCCATCCCATAAAGGTGGGGTTTTTTATTATTTTTACTATATTTTTATTAAAAAAAATGAGAAATTTAAAGATTTTTACTTTTCATGAAACATATAATAATTCTTTTATGAAAGAAGACATTTTCAATGTCATCGCAAATCTTGTTAGGGATTCAAGGTCAATCGATGTTTTATATTATCACCCTCTTGAACCAATAGGTAATCCTGTGGATATACCTTCAGAGAAAGAGTATGAAGAATATTATAAGAAGGCTTTGTATGAATTCGAATCATTTTTAGTCGAGAGAGACATTGTGGTTTATTTTTTGTTTGGAGGTTCCAAACTTTTCGATTCTTGGGGAAAAGGTGGAGATTATCCAATTAAAAATGTTAAGATTCTCACTTGGAATACATTCCTTTTACATTATAGTTGTCAACACTTGGTTAATGTCTATAAAAAACCAATTGAAGAAATTAATATCAATACCGACTTTGAGAAGTTATTTTTTTCTTTAAATAGACACCCGAGAAGTCAACGTTCATTGATAATGGATAATTTTTGTAAAAACGATTTATTCAATTTTGGAAAGGTTTCATGGAATAAATTATCCGATGAATGGCACGAACCATATAAGTTTGATTGTTGGGAGGAGAAGAGAATGGTGATAGATATGTTCGAAAAAATTGACAACATAGATAATATCGATGAACGATTGGATTTCAATACTGATTTTTTACTCAATAATCGTTGTTTATTCAATGTAGTAGGAGAAACTATGAGTGGAAATTATGAAGTTTTTATATCAGAAAAAACATATAAAAATTTTCTGATAGGCCAACCTTTCATTTCAGTTGGGTCATTATTTCATAATCAAGAAATTAAAAAGTTGGGTTTCAAATTATACGATGAAATTTTTGATTACTCTTATGATTCGAATAGAGACTCCGAAGAAAGAATTGTGGATATGGTCAAAAATCTTAATCTATATAAACATGTCAATTTATCTGAGTTATATAACCAAATAAAAGAAATAACAATTTTCAACAAAAATAAATCAATCGAATATTTTGATAATGACCCATTCATTCCAAACGAATTAATTACTTTATATAAAAACCATACTGAAGTATTTCTTGAGAACAAATTCATAACAATGGAATGTAATTTGGAGGAAACATTCAGAAATAAAATGTGAAAAACTAATTATTCATAATTTTGAAATGTAAAGTATATTTCTTATTTTTGAAAAAAAAAGTTATGGGAATTATAATCGATAAACCGAATTATGTTGTTGTCAAAACCTCTTATGGACATTATGTCGATAGTAAAGGAATGGACTATCCATTCTCAGTCGATATTAATGAAACTGATGGAGAACAGAAATGGATTGAAATTTCTTGGGATGATGATAAACCTGGTGATGTAGACGATGTTGAAATTTCCCTTCTTGAACAGTTTTGTCTCGACGAATAATTTTCTAATAAGTATTTATTTTAATGAGATTAAAAAATTAATATTAGTTCAATGAGTGGAATAATTTTTGCGGGATGTTCACACACACATGGGCATGGTCTATGGTTTTACTCCAAAGATTTATACGGACAATGTAAAAGTAATGAAGACATTACATCAATACTCGAAAATAGACCAAACCATCATTTAAAATATAAAGATGTTTTAAGATTTCCAAGATTAGTGTCTCAGGAATTGGAAATGTTCGAAATAACACGAGAGGATTATTCGGGAAATGATGAAGATAGTATTGAATTTATAGACCAAGTTTTTGGTGTTCTACCTTTAAATCCACAGTGGGTAAAAAATAATTATAAACATGATGAAGTAAAATATATTATTTTTCAAACATCAATGCCCCAAAGAAGTCATTATATTTTACCTGATGGTAGTAAATTTAGATTCAGTGACGATTATAACAAAATTCATGAATTTTTTGAAATGTATAATTTCATTAATTATGAAGACTATCTAGAAAAATTATGTGGACAGATTTTCGATAGAATCAAAGAAATTTTCATTCGTTATGAAAATAAAGGTATAGTACCTCTGATTTTCAATTGGTCTAATGATTATAACAAATTGATAGAAGGAGATGATTATATGAATCAAAGAAAAATTTATATAAAAAATAAAAATAAAGAATTTAAGTCTATGAGTGATGTTTGGGAGGATGATAAAAATTTAAAGATTTCTACAGATTATGAATTCTTTGGTGAAAACCCACCTTTCGATCTTCACCCATCAAAAAAATTTCATAGAATAATTGCAGACAGCATTATCGAGAAAATACGTTCTGTTGAAAAAAATACTCTTTCTAACCCTCATCTTTGATATTTATTACTTATGAAGGTAATAATCACAGAATCGAGACTGATTGACTTGGGGGCATATTTTTTGAATGATGCATATAATGATTTAGTTTGGGTTCCAGGTAAAAAAAATTACAAACAATGGGTTTTTGCCACCAAAAATGGAGAAATAGTGTTTATGAGTAATGAATCTGAAGACAGAGTATTCTTCGATAGGGCAAAAATTTCAGACCCGTTAGTAAATATGTTTTCACTTGATTATGAAGAAAAAAAGGAATCAATCAGAAAATGGTTTTCAAACTACCTTGGTATCGAACCACCAAAAGTAATGCATTTCGGAACCTTTAACCATATAGATTTAGATGAAATATGAGATAAATAAGTCAAGATTAGAGACAATCGCAACAAAATACTTACTCAACGAATTAGGGGAATTGAAAAATTCCGAAATTCCAACATTGGAGATTTTCGAAAAGAATGGACGAGAAACCGCGGTGCTAGTTTATTCACCTGAAATGAATGCGTATTACTTCAACATCGATGAAAGAATTTTCAGTTCTATTATGGACTTATTTTTACTGAGTGATAAGGAAGCTGGAAAAGTAGTCAGAAGACTCGTATATGATTTAACGGGAGTAGAAGTTTCCGATTTAGGTCTTTTTTAATAATTTTATATGGTTACACTATCAGAACGAGCAAAAAATCAACTTATGGTTTTAATGGAGAATGAGGGTATATCTCCTGAAACTCATAAGTTAAGAGTCGGAGTAATTGGGGGAGGTTGTAGTGGATTATCTTATCAAATGAAGTTTGATGATAAGGTAGAACCAACAGACACAATTGTCGATCTTGATACCATTCAAGTTTGCATCAATAAATTATCTTTGTTGTATTTGGTTGGTACCGAATTAGATTATGAGGATGGGTTGAATGGTAAGGGATTCGAATGGAGAAACCCGAACGCATCAAGAACATGTGGATGTGGTGAAAGTTTTAGTGTATAACTTGACTTACGGAGTTGCTACACCTCTTTTGGATACAACAATAGACGCCATTTGATTTGCAAATTTTATTGATTCCGAAATATTTTTAGTTTCATAATATTTCAAACTAAAAAATGCCGTAAATGTATCCCCAGCACCACTAACATCAATCGTTTGTTTTGGAGATGGTGATAAATATACAATGTCGTCATGTTTAGCACCATGCATTCCCAACGTGATTATAAGTTTATCTTTGTTCTTATCTGAAATGAACTTGTTTCGTTGATATTCGTGTTCATTCAACTTCATAAAAGTAAATGATTCAATTAGTCTTTTGGTAATAATTTTTTTGGTGTCAATTACGGATAGTTTTGATAACTTACCAATTTGAATCAAAGTTTCGTCGTTCAAAAATCCTTTGTTGTAATCACTGACAATTACTAAATCCGACTTTGAGATTTCTTCAATTATTTCTGATGTAAGTATTAATGAATCAATATTATCTTCACCTTCGTCAACTCTAAGAAACATATGATTTGTTTTGTGATCGATATATCTCGTTTTGGTAATTGAATTTGTTTGGTGAATCAATGATATTTTTAGTGAAGGATCATGTGCCTTTAAATTTTCCTTGACATTTCCGGCCATTCCTAAGTTAGATTCTGTGACGATGTCTGTTAAAATTGGAACTGGAGCTTCGGGGCATAGTCTTTTCACATCACCATAGATGAATACGTCATGGCATAGTTCACCTATTATCGTTATTTGCATAATTTAGTATTTCAGTGGTTGAAAATTTATCAAGTCTGTTGAAGATTACAACTTGTTTTGCAAACTCTTGTCCGATTATTTTTTTTCCAAGATAATCTGAGCCTATAATAAATTTATCGGGTTTATAACGTTCGAGAATTTCTCTTAACATTTCATCAGAATCAAACACCACTACGGAATCTACTCCTGAGATTTGTTTAAGATTGAATGCTCTTTCACTTTCGGAGTGAAATGGTCTCCCTTCTCCTTTTAGTTTTTTTACTCGTTCATCAGAATCGATTCCAATCATAACTTGACCACCAAATGAGGTAGCATGTTGTATTAATTTGAAATGTCCGTGATGTAGGACATCAAAACAACCATTTAACCAAATCTTCATTGTGTATCTCCTTTCCAAATTCTATATGAATCCGAATCAAAGTGTTCTGTTGATACTTCGAAGACCACACCTTTGGTAAGAGCTTCGAGTTGATGTGGTTGTCCTGGTCGTTGTCTTACGACATCTCCGACATTCAAGATTTGTTCATTAACTTGTGCAGTTTCTGTATCAATCCATCTATAAATGAATTGACCTTCATCAACATACCAAGTTTCATCTTTAATCATGTGGTAGTGCATTGAGAATTTTGCACCTTCCTTGAAACAAAGTAATTTACCACAATATAATTCATGATTACAAATTATAATTTCTTCCCCCCATCCTTTTGGGATTTTACATGAGGGACATTCCGTTACATTATGAACTTTCGGTTTTTCCATACAAAAAATATAATAAAAAAAAATTAAACCTCCATAATAAATTATTGGTTCAATAAAATATCGATTTCTGTCAGTGATTCACTAAGGTCGGGTATGGTTCGGGTTACTTTGTATTTTAATACTTCATCCACCGAATCGTGTGCTGGTGTGTCCAAAGGATCTGCAGATTCAACTTCATATACTAACTCATTAAGAAGAATCTGATTGTGTATATCAATGAGTTCATTCCCATGTGAAATTGAAACGACCTTATGATTAAGTATATCTTCACGATTCATCACCTCGATTATTTGATTTGGTTCTCGAATTGTGGTTCCTATTGTTTCGTTTATATCAATATTGAGAACCTTTACCACTGTACTATCATTAAATAACTCTCCCCCATCAATTTCGTTAATCTCACGATTTAGTACCTCATCTATCTTACGAGATCCCTTTCTGTATCCATGATTGAGGATACCTTCTACCGTGCTATGAAGTCTATGTCCGGATCGCGGAGTCATGTTTACATTACTATCGAAAATCCCTTCCACCCATTCAGAGAGTAGAGGTTGGAATTCATCGATTTTGAGAGAAAAAAGGATAAAAAAATCGGTAAAAAACTCATATCTCCACCATAACTTACCTGATTTTTCCAATTCAAAGTACCAATACTTATTTGCACGGTCGATGAACCAAATGGAGTGATTTTCAGCCAAAATGATTTCAACCTTGGATAAATCCAAATTCAGTTTTCGAAATACGACTTTTTTGAGACCCGGATTCATAAAATTAGTTGTTGAACAAATATATTGTTTTTTTTCCAATATGACAATTCTATTTTATAATCATAGGGATTTCGTTTTTATTGGGTATTTATGAGTATGGAAGTAATTTCGGAAGGTAGAGAATCAAAATGGGATATAGATTCAGTTAAAGAATATATTTCTCAATTCAATACATTGAAGGATTTTTATGAAAGTCCCGAATACAATGATATAGCAGTATGGATTAGTAATAGAAGAAATCGTACTGGTGACCAAACTCTTACCATGCAAAATATGTTGTCCGAATTAAAAGATAAGGACAACAAACAGACTACTGAAAAGCTTAAAGAATTATTTCCTGATTTTAACTTTGATAATGTTACGTATGGTAAAGATGAGAGGCATCACAAAACCATCGATGGAGTAATATGTGAAAAAACAGATTCAGAAGGAGTAGTTCATGGAGAGGTTGGTGAAATCAGATTGGAACAATTAAAACAAAACTCATGTAAAAAATGTTATTCTGAATGGCTTAATCAAATGTATCCACAAGATCTTGATTCCAAGATAGAAAAGTTTATGAGTACGGTTCCTCAAGATACAACGCTAAGTTTCGAAAAAGAAAATTTTTATTTAGTTCCGAGAAGTGAAGGATCGAATCAAACTAGACTCTTTGTAAAAAATTTCAAATGTACTAATCACGAGACACCAGTAAATCTTTATCCTAAGGGTACCGTAGCATACTTTGATAACCACTTAAAATTTGCTTGTCCTGTGTGCAACAAGGAAAGAAATATCAAGTGGAAGGGAGAATACACTATGGTGGACACACTAAAAGTTTCAGGATATACGGTCGATACAGAAAAAAAATTAGGGGCGTACAGTTTTAAAGGAAGTGGAAATCGAAATAAATTAAAATCGGACGCTTATTTCGTTAAAGAAGATGGAACCGTTGTAATCGCAGAATTCGATGGGAGACAACATTTTTTTCCTGTAGAGGGTAGGTACAGAGGTTTGGAGGGATACAAAGAAAGGGTATTGAACGATTTGGCGAAAAACAAATTCTGTAAGGAGAATGGAATAAAACTTATAAGAATTAGTTTCAATGACCAAAAAAATATTGCATCTGAACTTGAAAAAGCTCTGTCTAAAAATCCGATGGATGATATATATTTAAGTACAAATTATCCAAAATTAGGTTGGAATAATCCAGATTTACCCACAATACCTATACAAGTTACGGAATCGAAAATGAAAAAAGATTACATTTTGACAGAATTACAACTTCAAAGAATTGTTGAATCACAGCATGAATTATTGTCTGAGTCTGACTTTATGGATAGATTGAAACGAAGGGTTAATAAGGAATCCTTCATGAAATATATTCTTGAGACACAGGAGGAATTTCCAGATCTTTGTGGAGACTATGCCGATGAATACGAATATTCCGGTAACATTATCGCTATGGCGATTGACCATTTTTTCACTGTCAATGAAGATTATTTTCCCGAGGGTAGTTATGAAAAATTTATCGATATAATTTTCCCCTTGGCCCAAAATTGGTATGGTGATGATTTGATGGAATATTATCTTACCGCTTGTGGTGATGATATGATGAATGAGGCGGTCAACATTGATATTGAACCGAATAAGGTGATTGTCAAGCTATTCAAAATTCTTAATACCCAAAAAAGTAATTACAACAACAAAAGAGACTTACAAACAGCAATCAAGGATTATTTACCTTATTTCGGAATCGATCCCGATTTTGCACCATATATTTTGGAATTATATCTTTTGAACTATCGACAAGATGGTGATTATTCATCATTGACAAAGGACAACTTTACCGATCCGAGAAAGATGAAAGGGAAACGTACTCCAAATTATAATGCCAAGGTTTATACCAAAGCACAACTTCCATTTAAGGGTTCAAACCTAAGAGGATATTGGAGAGCAACAATGGATGGAAAGATATATATTGTCGAGTCTTATGGGTGGTATCCAGTTTATATCTACAAAGACGGTAAGTGGTATGAAACCTCAGATAGATATTCTTCCTCCACAGGGAAGCAAATGAATGCGTCTCGACCATATAGATGGAACGACACCTTAGAGTCCCAAGTTTATCTATTGTCTCGTCAGGAAATGGAAATGATTGAGAGAGGTGTTACTCATGAGAAAGTTATGGAACTTAAACGAAAGGCATTTAGAGATATGGCACCTTCATTAGTATCTCAAAAAGTTTCAACCGCAAAATCTCCGTCTTATGGTGCGGAACCGAAAATTAGTATCAAGTTCAAAATTTCTTCCGTTGAAGACATTGACGACAAGAACGTCGTAAACGTGGATATTCAAGACGTTTTGAAAGTGATAGACGGAAAACAAGTTCCAACACCGGAAAACTATTTGAAAGGTGAAATACCAAACCTTACTCCCGAAAAGGTTGAAAAACAAATCGAGATGAAGTTGAGAAACAACTTCAGAGAATATTTGGGTCCGTTGTTTTCAGATAAACCTGAAGAGGAAAACATTGTCTTCAGGTTTAATCATTTGAAGGAATAACATTACTTATTATAAATCACTGTTTTTTTGCCCTGAATATTTTTTTCATCTTTTCTCGATCTTCGATGGTGGGTTCCTGTCCTGAAAACACTTTCATAAAGTATTCTGCTACGAACGAGTCGTAATGTTCTTTAACATCTTCAGCTGGAAAACATTTTGTGTCTTCAGTGAAAATCACAGTTTTTCCTTCAACAGTCTCAATCGACTCAATAACGTGAATTGTTTTTTTTGCGAGAGACTTTATTTTCGATCCAATGTTCCAATTTATCATGAAACAAAAGTATACAAAATAATTGATATTACCAATATATTTATATAAAAAAGATTTAATTGTGAACCAAGGAGGTAAATATCTTTATGAATCTGAAATAGAACGAATTCAAAGTTTGATGGGAGTTAATGTTCTCAACGAGCAAATCGGACTTAATAACATAAGCGCCTGGGGGCTCTCTCCAGGTGGATTGTTAGTCACGAAAACACCACAGTGGATGAGAACATGGGATGCACATGATTGGTTGACTTTTGTCGACGTTGCAGCAGGTCTCTTAGGATTAATTCCATCACCAGCATCTGGAGTTCTTTTGGGAGTTTCAACCGCAGCGTGTCTTGCTGATGGAGGGCTTTATTTATATGAAGATGACGACTACATGGCGGGATTGGTTTTATCTTTTTGTTTGATTCCTGCATCAGAATTTGCTCTCATGAGCCCAAGAGTTTCAAGAAGCATGGCTAGAGGAAAAAAACAGGTCCTTGATACCATCAAAAAGGGTAGGGAACTTGCTAAAAGGAAAACATTGACCGACGCAGAAAAGGCAATAGTAAAACAAGCCGATGAATTAATGTCAGAACTTACCCAACATTCTCAGAAAATTGCAAATCTGACACAAAAATATTTCGTCACTCAAGTCGTTGCGAATATACTACAAACTGGTGGTAAATTATTATTTGGGACAGTGTTATTGTTGACAAAAATGAGTTGGAGTCTTGGTAAGCTCGGTTTTACAATTGGAGGGATTTACTACACATATGATGAAGTTTATTTAGCCCTTTATGGAACCGATGAAGAAAAAATGAAACTACGTCAGGATTCATCTTTTTATCAATTGGTACAGTTTCTCAAAGATCCCAAGATTAAAGAACGTATTGTAAAAGAAGTAGGAGACTATTTTAAGAAACACGAACAAATGTTCAAGGATAATCCTAATTTATTAAAACAAGTTGATTGCACAGAGTCAGCACGACTGGAACAAGAACATCAGGAAACCATGAGAGGATTAGAGGAAAAGATAAAATCTGAAAATCAAATGATATCACCACCGATTCAGGATGTGTTGGCAGGAAAAATTGACCCAAAAACAAAAAAACCATATGTTATTGAATTCGGACAAAAAGGAGAATCTGTAAGAAAAGTACAAGAGATGTTGGATAGTTTGGAGTATGGATTGACTTTGAAAGGATATAATACAGAGAAAAAAGGTGTCGATGGAGATTTCGGTAATAATACTTTTGACGCAGTTATATTGTTTCAATGGAATAATGAATTGGAAGAAACTGGTATAGTTGATTCCAAAACGTTGGAACTATTAAAAATGAAATCTGACGAAAAAAAACAAGGAAATGAAAAATAGAAAAACGTTAAATGAAGAAATCTCAAGAATGAGAGTTTTAATGGAAGTTCAATTACTTACTGAATCTCGATACAAAGCGATTGCCGACGTACTTTTGAGTTTGGGTGATGAATTGGCGGAACTTTTCGCAAAGCACTCTGATGAATTTTTACGTTTACGAAACGCAAAAACTGATGTGGAAGCAGTTGAGGTTTTATCCGAATTAGTAACCTTGGAAAAAAGGTTTGCCGACGAGATTATTCCAAGAATATTTGGGGTTTTGGATGATAGTTATCAAGCCGAGATTACAGCTGTAACAAACCGTCTAACGGATTTCAAAAAAAATAATCTAAGAATAGATGATGAAATAATTGATAGTCAGTTGCGAGCCCTCGAGGGTCTTTTCGAGCAATGGCCTGGAATAGACAAAATTATTAAGAAACAAATCAAAGATGTTTTGGATGGAGTACCAAGGAATCCAATCACCCCACCACCCAAAAATGTTCCAGACGATAAACTGATGAAAGATTTACGAGATACTTTCAAAAAATGGGATGAAATTGCACCAGGTGTTTTGAGTATTGTGGATAAAAAACTCATGGGACTCGGCGCGTTCAGAGGATTTAGAGCTAAGTTGAAATACACTATTACCAATCTATTGAATAGGTTCAAGGGTCAAAGGGCTCAAAGTATGGAGAGAATTGTGGGTTATCTCAAAGAAGCTGCTGATAAATTGATAAATGAAGCAGAATCACCAGCAGAATTATATCGATTAATTGATACAGAAATCGAAGCACTTAGGAAAAACGAAGATTTAGTTAAACAAGAAATTTATAATTTAATTCAACGTGAAGTAAATAAGGCTACAGGTACAGATAAAGGGTTGGACATAGTTCAAGCTCTAAAAGCAAATGAGGCACTTGGCAAGAATGCTGAATCATATTTCAAGAGTGTGTTAGATGATAATCAGTTAATCCAAGAAATAAGTGATGCTTTCCAATGGGTTCCTTTTGTTAATATGACAAAGGATAAATTAGTAGGAATTACTACAGGCTGGGCAAAACTCTTACAAAGAATATTTTCAGGAATAACTATAGGATATGCAACTAACATTTCGGCAATTTATAAAAGTTTCTTACTAAGATATGGAGTACCAAAAGGGGCTTGGTACTTATATTTATATTTCCAAGGAGTTGCTAAAATTGTTTGGCCAGTTTTCTTCGGGTTATGGGAATACATTAAAAATAGTCTTATCACTCAAGAAATACCGTTTGAAGAGACCACCGAAGCAGTAAAATATTTCATGTTCGAAGAATTCAAGAAAGCGATGGGTATATATACTGATGAATTTATTAAAATACACGGGAAAGAATTACCAATCCCCGTGGTGGATGTACTTAAAGCATTGAACCCATTTACAAATATTTGGCAAAAATTGATTGATGAAACGGATTATTGGGTCACGCAAGGAGGTATACGAGATTTGTCAATCGAGGCGGCTCAAAACGCTGGAGCTGAAGCGGTACGATATCAACGAGAATTAGATTCTTTAGCAGATGTGAGTCAGGCAAGGTTGGATTCCGCAATGAGAGCTAATCAACTCGATCGACAAAGACTTGATTCTTTAACGAGAGTACTAACACCAACTGATGTACAAGGAGTAGACACTACACCAAGACAAGGACCAACACCACCTCCGGCTAGACCTGGTAGAAATCAACAATCTGGTAGAAATCGACAATAATATGAGTAGAAATAGAGAATGTGTTAAGAAAGCTGCTGATGCAAGAACATATACCTGGAGGGAATATGATTCATATATTTTGCATTATATTGGCAGATCAGAATCATGGGAATTCTATGATGATGGAAAATGGACCCATACAAAAAATATGGAAATTTTAGACACTGGAACATGGGAATGTGATGGAAATGACAATTATTTTGTCACCTCTGGAGATTATACGTTTTCGTCTAAATCATTTGCTTGGGTCTTCAATTTCAATTGTATCCTGAATCATTTCAGAGAAAAAGGAGTTGAAATCATAAATTGGGATGATTCGAAAGGTATTAGAATTTCTCCAACAGAAATATGGATATTTTATAAACCTAACTCAGATAACAAGCTAAGATGGGTCAATATGAAGAACCTTGTTTTCGCCGAAAGAGGGGAGTGGGCATGTGATGGAGATTCGAATTTTACTATAAAAAAAGACGGTGGAGAAACATACTCAAGTCAAACTGGTGATTCGGATTCTGATACGTCTGATGAAACAGACACATCTGATTTTCCTTTAAAATTTGATAGTCGGGGACCCAAAGTGGTCCAGCTTCAACATTTCTTGAATGAAAAAGGTACAGGTACTAAATTAGTTACCGATGGTATATTTGGAAATAAAACAAAAGATAAATTGGTTCAGTATCAAAAAGATAATAATTTAATTTAATGAAAAAGTTTATAGTATCCGAAGAAGAAAAAGTTAGAATAATTAACTTACACAAAAAGTTGATGTTAGAGCAAAGTACTGCAACTGAAACTGAAGGTGAAGTGAGTGCATCTTTTTTTGAGGCCAATAATATAGGCTCATACCCATCTGAGGCAACAACGACTTCCTCAAGTGGATGTAGAGTAAAACCATGTCCACCAGTAACTGATACAAACATAACTCAGAAATTCGAAGATGAGGCTAATCTCAAACAATATCCAGGTGATACAAGATGGAGATACATAAAGATTGAAAATGATTGGTATGCCAAAAGAACTGATGGGAATAAAGTATTCAACATAACCCAATGTGAATGTACCTCGAGTGTTGATAAACTCAACGCAGAGTTTCCTTAAAATTTGACCTCACCTTTGAAGTGAGGTTTTTTTTATTGGAAAAATTTCTTATATTTTAGTTATGGAAAATATCAATTTAATTAAAATCGAAGAAAACAGGATTCTCTTAAAATATTCTGATGAAGTTTTGACGTTCGAACCTCTGAAAAAACATGTTTTTGAGGTCGGCACTGAGTTTTTCGATGTAAAAGGGATACGTTATTTTTTAACGAAAAGAAAATCCAAATAAATCCCTCATTGAATGAGGGTTTTTTTGTATATACCTATGTTCTTTATATAATTTATAATATATTTTTTTTTTGGTGACTATAATAGACAATAAAAAACTGAGAAAATTCATTTTTCAACGACTTTTTAATGAAATATCGGGTAAAATTTACTATCCCTATGGTAAAGATATATGGATTTTGGATTTAGAAGAGGTAAATTGGTATTTTCAGTACGATAGTGAGGGAAAATTACACTATAACCCGAAGTTTTTTGATGATTTTTTTTATTTTTTCTCTTTGGAACAGAAAGAATATCAAATTTTGTTAAAAAAATGGGTAGAAAGTAGTTTTGGACACCCAATAAACCAAATTTCAAGGAGAAGTTTGGATATTTCTTATTATATTGACGGAATTACCCAAGAAAATACCAAAAATTGGAAACTTAATGAACGATATGGGTTTCCATACAGTCTTGTAAGACGATTTTTGGAGCTCAAAAAGCACATTCCCGAAAAAAACATTACAGTAGAACATTTTTTACATGAAATTGAAGTTTTTTAAGTTTTTGATTAAGTGGATTGCCTCGAATTTATCAATTCCTTTTTGGATTGTTGGGCATGTACACCTAACAACCAACATTTACGATGATTTACATGAAATTATTGCGTCCATGGGCATGAATATCGTTGTTGCAACAGGTTTTTGGTTAGAATGGAAGGATAAATCCTCAAAAAAACCAAAAAAACCTTAATTTTCCCTGTTTTGGACTCTACTTCTTGTTGGTTGTGTTGTGACAGGTGTATTTGTTCGTTGTTGGACTCTTGAAGGTGATTCCACACGACTTGGTTGAGTGTTAACGTTTGAATTGGTCCTTTGTTGAACCCTCGAAGGTGTTTCTACTCTATTTGGTTGAGTTCTAGATGGTGATTCCCATCTATTTGGAGTTTGATTCTCAAATCTGTTCGATTCAGTTCTTCTTGGATACAAATTATCTGTATTACTTGGTTCATTTTGGAAACTTCTACTTGGTCTAGCTCCAATAGTCTGTCTTCTTTCATATCTCGAAGGTTCAGATGGTTGAATTCTATTCGGATATACGTAATATCTCGGAATTACACGATAAGGGTACCAATTCCAACTATTCCATCCCCAAAATGGGTTATTCCATCCATAAAATCCGTTGTTTAACCCCCAATATGGATTATTATTCCATCCAAACCCAAAGTTTGTGGTATTACAATCACAATTTCTATAAACTATTCCTTGTTGACTTGAACAAGATGTCATAATAACTAATGACAAAACGAAGATTAATTTTATAATTTGTCTCATATCCATACTTTTATGTATTTATAAATATAATCGAGATTACGATGAAAGTCATTATTAGTGAAAGTCAATATAAAAAATTAGTTGAAACAGGGTCAAATAGTGTTGCCATGGACTTGGACATATATACACAACCCATGCAAACAGACACTGATAATGGTAATTTGGATGTAATCGATGCAAGTGAAGAAGTAATTGATAGTTTGGAAGAATTAATATCAATGTTTAAGGGAGGAAAGAAAACTCGTCCTGAAGTTAAGGATTTGATTTATAAAGGTCTTGACGGAATTAAGAAAGCACATACCGAAATCAAATACGAAAAGTAATTTACAATTTTAAAATCTCAGAATATATTTATAAAAAACAAAATTATGGGTTATTTAACAAACGACGAAAAAGCAAAACTTTACAACGACATGTTATTCAGATACGAAAAAATGGCGGAACAAGTTAGACTGATTAAAGCCAAAAGTTTTGATGTTTCGGAAGCCGACCAAAAACAAATTACTATTTTGGAAGGACGAATGAAACAACTTTATTTGGATACACAGAAATTATATCTATAAAAAACTTTAGACCCCTTACATTAGGGGTTTTTTTATGCTTATGATACATCAACTAAAAATGACGGTGAGAAGTTGGTTCGCAACAAAACCAACTAAAAAATTAACCTACAAAGTCGAAGACTATGAGATGGGAAAAAAATGGGCGAAGTCTCAACCTCACCCATATCTTAAAAACAAAACATTGTGGGAACATGTCTATGATAAGAGAGAAACGGTCTTCACTATAGACAATATTAACAAATATTTGTTTAGCGAAATGTAAAACCAGTTAAGGACATAATGTCCTTAAGGGCGACTTCGTTGTTTTTGAATCCATCAGGAGCTGACGTATTGTTTTCAAACAAGTACGCTACCCACTTATTTTCCTTTTTAATGTGAATAACTTTCCAACAATATTTTGGGACGGACACACTTCCTATTTTTTTTACTTCCCCAACATTACCCGCCCAAACATGGATTGAATCCTTCAACTTAGATTCGTCCCGAGTAAATGTTTCCAATGATTTCCAATCTCCAGCATTTAACCTATGTGTTTGAGCCGCCATGTTAGAAAAATAAAAACTTTCGTCTTGAATCTGTTGAGTCTGACATAAATTGTCTGCCGCTGGCATCATATGTCCTCTATCATATCCACTACCTACATAATCCTTCGCAATGTCTGTGTGTTGTGGTAATAATGGATCTGGTTTGAAATTATCTTTTCTTTTTAAAGGTGTTGGACAACTTACCTTTGCCTTTGTAACCCACCACTCAACAATCACGGGATATTTTTTTGAGATGCTAAATGTTGAAGTGTAATTTGTGTGTTTTAGAACCACCTCATCTTGTAGCTGAGTTGAACTCGCAAATAATAGGGATAATAAAATTACTGATATAAAGTATAAAATTCTTTTCATGTGTTTTTTATGGATAAATAGATTAGTAATTTACAATGATTGATATATTTATCGGTATGAGCAAAAGATTTGTACTTACAGAAGAAGAAAAACAGTCAATCAAAAAATTATACATGATTGAGCAATCAGAAGAAAAAGGTGATAGAAAATTCTGTCATGGTGGAAACGTTAAGACCCTTGAAGACATTGTTGGATCTGACGAACTTGAAGACTATATCGAGGGAGTACAACTTCGAAAAAATGGTGTAGGAGCCCTTACTGATAGAATTGAATTATTAAAGACTTTGAGAATTCACCCTAATATTACTGATGGTGGAGAGCATGTTGCATATAACATCATGAATCATTTGAAAGCATTCAAACCCTACAACTATTTTGATGAAACCAAAAATCAATGTAATAAAGCGATGGATAAAATTATCGAGTTGTACAAAGAAAACGAACACGGTGAGGAACTTGTAAAGGACATCGAAAAAGTTTATGCCTTGTCCAATGTTTCTCAAAGAGCAAAAGAATTTTTGAAACACAGCTTGGGAATGATAAAAGGAGAATAATTTGTATCTCAAAAAATAATGTTTATATTTAACCTCGGTATATCCGAGGTTTTTTTATGTCAACACAATCTCATATCGATAAAGTAAATTTGACTCCAAATTTGATGGAATATCCCCATCATGTTGGTGCCCCAAAGATTGTACCCACCGATTTGACACCGTTCAAACAAAACGGAACCGATAAAGCAAACAAGATATTCAACCGAAGATATCAAGAACTCCTAAAAGAGGCAGAAACCCTTCAAAATTCGTTTCTTATTACTCAGGAGGTCTACGACTCATCTTATAGATTTGAACCGATTATAGGGGAGATTTACCACCTCTACGAGAAAAAGGATGGGACAAAGTTTCTTTCCATAATTGAACCTTCCTTATGGAATCAAAAATATCTTTATTCCACAGTATTAAACAGTGATATGACATGGTCGAAGATAAATTAAAAAAAATTTGTTTAAAAGCTCTCAAAAATTCATTCCCAAATTTGGAAGTTGTGGACATGGTCGTATTACCAACTTATCTACACGATGAAATCAAAGATGATTGGGTTCCAGATTCTCATACTTTTTTTATACAACTGAAAAAAAATGAGACTGGTGTCGACACAGTAATGGACGTAACAAATTTTTTAAATTCATTATTTGGTTTTGAGTGTTGTGTGGATTTTACTTAGAACTAGTGCACTAGTTTTTATATTTTTAATATTATATTATTATTCTATAAGAATAATAATTATTGCCCTTTCGACTAAAAGTTTTTTGTTCAAAAAATAATTTATTTATCTTTTCTCTTATATTTATCATCAAAAAGTGCAAAAATGGAGACACAAACTATTTGGACGGTCGTAATGACTCTGATTACAGTTTTAGGTGGAGGTTCAGCTTGGAGATTTTATGAAAAAAGAGCAATGAAAAGAGAAAGAGATGAAGATTTCATCCGACATGACTGCAAAGACAGAATAGCCAAATTAGAAGCACTTTTAGAAAGTTCATCGAGAGAAAAGGACGAAATGAGAGCAACAATTTTGAAACTTACAGAACAAGTGGCGGCTCTAACAGTCAAAGTTGAATTTTTACAATCCAAAAATCCTACAGGTCTATAATCTCAGACATCAAATCTTGTCATATAACATACTTTTGTTACTTCGGGATAAAAATATTGTAGAGCATCTTTTAATAAGACTTCGGCGAGACCTGTGTCCATAACGGATTCGTTAATCGTATTTCCCAACACAACAATTAATTCAAATATAAATTGGTCTCCTTTAACATTATGGGTCCAATTGTGAATTTTAATTTTTGCGTCTTTACCGTATACAAGTTCAATCTCTTCTTTTCGACACTTATTCATATAGGTTTCCAAAAGGCGATAGAATCTACGTTTCTTATCTGACATGATAAAAATATATTAAAAAAAAATAAAAAAACTCGGTTTATCTTCCCTGACCCAAATATTTTTTAGGTTTTTGCTCGTATTTGGAATAACTTTTTTTTGCAACACCTGTTCTTTTCTTTCCAAATGAAATTTTACGAGATTGGGATGAAGATCCACCCTTTGTACCTTTTGCCATATTATTTTTTTCTATAAATAGTTGCAACAAAAAAAAGAGAACGGTAGCGAATCGTTCTCTTAAATTGTCCCATAACTGGAACGGTCCTAAACGCCCCAAAAAAGGGGAGGCTTTTTTTCGTAAATAGTTTGACAGTCCGAAAACAATTTTCTATATTTGTAAAGGGTTTGGGACTTACAGGTGATGAAAGATACTCGGTTCCAAACCCTGAGAAACAATATGGTTGTGGTAGCTCAGGAGTTCTTCGGAATTCATGGTAGAGCAATCGGGTGAACACCGATGAGCCAGTGGTTCGAACCCACTCCCAGCCACCAAATGGATAGCGGAATGTTTGATAGTGGTGTTTTCCCTTACTCACCTTCACAATTTCTTCTCCGCTTTATAAATTAGAAAAACGTAAAATCAGGTATCGGAGGTTAGAAGTTGTTGTTTCCTGTATCTTTGACCTTGAAAAAGATAGAATTAAACACGTCACTATTGGATGTTTTGAGACGATAAATAAAACAAAGGACCATCCATCCTTGAGGTTTGTGATCAGCCTAATCCAACAAGACACGCTACATTTTCTCGACGGGGAAAATTGGGGGACACGACGGTGTCCCCTTTTTTAGTGCCTGTATATTTATTATTAAAAAATCATGGCAAAAGCAAGACCTTTCGCATACAATCCAGGACCCTCAATTGCAGGAACATCTCAAATAGGGGACTTATCAATCGGGGCCCCAACATCAGGATTTACCAATAGTCCACAGTATTGGAATGGACCCGATGAAGAATTAGGATACGTCATTGCTCAGTCGGTTTCAGGAAATACTCAACCAACACCATTATCGGGTGTGACTGCATCTGTAGGCTTTTTTAGAAGTCCATTATTGACTGAAAACTCTTTTGTTCAATATACAAATAGTTTATTTGGCCAGAGCTTTACAGGTGGTACAGACGCCGCAACTTGGTTGAATGCAAATGGATATTGGACATCTTATTCTCCAAAAACACCGTATTCTGAACTTCAAACTATAGCAGAATATTTAAGAAATTACATGCCTGAATTCAGGAATCCAAGTTTTTACGCTTATCAATTGGATGGTAATAGTTATTTCATAGAGGACGGAGGTGGAGACATGTATGATAATGGTAATATTTCTTCACCATGGATAGTTGCAAACACTGAATACGTTGGTACTGGAGGTTATAATCCAGGAGCATACCCATTCGCGGTTGATTACACTCAATCTGCAACAACTCAAACTTTAGACACGAGTTTTGGATACATTAGTTTGGGATATCAACAATACACTGGAACACAAAGTTTAACCTATTTACCACTAACAGTTTTGGGATCGAGAGACAATGAAACTTATGGTCCTAACCTACCTATTGGATTTCAAACAGGAGGTAATTCAGGAGCTGATGGAGGAGGAACGTTAGCTAGTGGAACAATTTATAGTGGAGCAACTGTAAGTGGATTTACCGTCTACTCATTCTTCCGAGAGACTTACAATGCTGGAGATCCATCACACTGTGACTTATATATTTTATTAGGTCACCCTAATTGGAACTCGACATTTGGAACTGTAACTTCTTTCGCACAACCAACTAATGTTGGGGGTTGTGGAGGATATCTTTACACGACAGGTGCAGGTACACAAAATATTTTGACAATTAAAACTTTATTGAGTAAAAACGGAGGACAATTAGTTACTCAGGCAGAGTGTCAGACTGTAGTTGATAATTTTATTTTAAGAATAAAGCAATCTCAAAATTTCTAACAACTAAAGTTATAGGTTTTCTCTGATATTTATTGGTAAGTAAATTACCAAAATACTATGAAAAAATTCTTATCTCAGTTGTTCAATGACAACAACTCAATCAATGAAAAAAGTGTTGTAGGTTTCTTAGCTTTCTTAATGATGGCTGGATTCGCTATTGCCGACATCGTAACAGGAACTTTAGGGAAAGATCTTGTGATTAACGAATTTATCTTTAATTCATTCTTGTGGTTAGTTCTTGGTTCCTTTGGAATCGGTTCTGTCGACAAGTGGATTAACAAAGGTAAGTCAGACTCAATCGAAGAGTAACAAAAAATCCCCACCCGAAAGAGTGGGGGTTTTTTTTATGAAAAAGTTGAGTATCTTTGTTCTATGAGAACATCAGGAACAACAAAGTGGGAGATTACATTCGAAGATGAGGAATCAATATCTGTTTTTAAGTACAATTCGGATATTAATAGAAATGGGCCCGTATCTGTAGAATTCAAATACAAGGCAGGATACAAACATCCTACAGAACAGAAAAAGAAAACTTTAGGGGATTTGGCTCAGGAAGCGAGAAAACGTACACGAACAAAAAAATAAAAGATGGATTTCTCCATCTTTTTTTTATACACTGAACTTCACAATTTTTCTTTCACAGGTTTCAGGTAATCCGCAACTTTTCAAATAATTGTTGATTAACCCCATCATATTTTCTCTACCTGGTGGATTGGACGAATGAACATAAACTTGAGGTAAAGAAATGTTAGTGTCCATACTTTCCTGAACCAAAAACTTACAACAATCCATACCTGTCTTCTCCAAAATGTTGTCATAGTTCAAGGTGTTATTTGGTTTGGCATTGGCGTAATATTCCGCAATTGCCGAGTCGTCCAAATCGTGGTCCAAAGAAATTACTTCAATATTTTCCAATCCCAACCTTTGGATTATTTCTACGAATTGGTCATAATTTCTTGCAATTTCCCAATCATTATCTAATGGAGTTCTGACATCATCCAAATAGACCTTATACATTTTTTTCATTTTAGATATAATTAATTTCTTTTGTTTCAGTATCGTATTCTACAACAATTGGTTTGTGAGCATATTCATATCTTTCGTTTAGAACTGAAGCATTAAGAAATTCAATTCCACCCATAGTTTTTTGCCCATATCCATCGTGAATGTGACCACAAACGTGAATTTTAGGTTTCACCTCCACAATCTTGCGATATAATTCTTCACAACCAACATGACCACCTATTGGAGCGTAATCCAAGATTCCATAAGCTGGTCCGTGAGTGATTAGAACATCAACATCATTTGGAATTTGTTCCCATTTTTCTGCCAATTCTTCTCCTCTTGACAGATTGAACGCCCAATTGTGGAATTCAGGTTGCCAAGGACTTCCATAAAACTTTATTCCATCTATGGTAACTTCATTATCAAACAAATAGATTACTCCTAAGTCTTTATATACTTGCGCTATATCGGTTTGTTGTTCGAATCCGAAATCGTGATTTCCGGCAATGAAAATTTTATGTTTGAAATCAGTATTTGAAAACCATTCCAAAAACTGTTCGATTTCATGTTTATATCCCATACTTGTGCAGTCTCCTGCGTGTACGAGTATATCTCCACTACCCAATATATTTCCCATCCCCTTACTTGTAAGGTGTTTGTGTTTGTTGTGAGTGTCAGAGATGAATGTTATTTTCTTTTTCATAATTTTATTGTCAATTCCCACTTCAACCAACCAATGATGAATTCCAAATCACCATTGAGTTTTTTGGTATGGGTTATTTTCACAAATGGGAAAAGATAGATTTGCCCGTAAATTTCATATATTTTCATATCAATCCCACCAGTAACGAATATTGTGCCCTATAAATTTCCATAATAATTCTTCGGCGTTCTTTTGTTTTGCCTCTCCTTTACTAATCAGGTCGAGTTTCATTTGTCTAATTTCTTCGGCATTATCCCAAGTTTCAAACTTCCATCTGTGATAAGAAAGACCACTTCCTTGACTTGTTTCTTCCCAATCCCAATCTAAAACATCATCTCCGTATTTCTCTCTGAGTATATCGGGCCATTCTGTGGAATATTCTTCATCATAAACTTTATCCATCAAACGAATTGCGGTTCTGATTCTTGACACATTTTGGTCTGCCCTTTCTGAATATGATTTACCCGACTCGAAATACTTTGCTTGTCTTTCGAGTTGTTTCTTGAAAAGTTGAATTGAATAGGTGTAATCAAAATCGAATCCATTCCAAATAATCGGTAAAAAGTCGATTACTCGTTTGATTTGTTGGTATTTTCTTCGGATTGGATAAGTTAGGTTTTTCCAGTTCATAGTCTTTAGATTTAATATACAAATATAGTAAAAAAAATAAGACCCACCAAAAAATGTGGGTCTTAAATAAAGGGATATATGAGAACACTCACTTTGTGAGCGATTGTGTAAATAAATATGTAAATTTTCAAAAAAATTCGATTCACGATATGCACAGAGTAATTTTTTTACTTTGGTAAGAGTCCAAATCTTGAATTTTTATTTTTGAAAAAACACCAAAATTGATATCTCATATGTTTTACCGCATCAGCATCTGCTTCAGTGAGTTTATCTTTGGTATGTTTGTTTTCCCAAAGATTGAAACACCGAAGTGTTGTGTCTAAATGTGCTTTACTCTTCGAAGATTGGAGTAGTTTTAATACCCATTTGAAATCTTTGATTGCGGAAGTCATATTCATTGTCATCATGGTTATTTATTTACAACAAAGATACAATAAAAATTTACTCTGCGAAACCCACAAGAATAAATAATTAAAATTGTTGAGGTTTATTTTCAACTTTTATTTCAACAATCCAAAGTACTCTTTGAAGTGTTTGATTCTATCTGCAAGACCGATAGTACCACCATTAACTCTTTTTGTTACTGCAGTTACTGTTGCATCATCCGCTCCTCTATCGCAGATTTCCCATAATTTGTTGGAATCAAAGAAAAATGCCGCAGATGCTAAAGGATATTTTGTTGCAACTAAGTCAGGATTTCCAACTGTATCTTCTCCGATAAATTTCGCAAATTTTGTATAGTTGTCTTTTCCTGTCAATTGAATGTAACCACGTCCTCTAAATTTGAAACCTTCTTTGGTTGTTTCATCTCCATTACCCATTCTACCTCCATAAACTTTGGAAGCAATCTTCTCAGGGTTTCTTGCATAACCTTCAGCAAGATTACCAGGGAAATACTTAGGGAATATTTTTTTCAAACCATCGGCAGAGTAGTTCAAGTTTTCTTGAACCGCTTTGAATCCAGCAGATTCATGACCACACTGAGCCAAGAAGTGTGCCAAACGTAATGGATTAGAAATGTTGAATTTTTTAGCTGCATCAGGAATCTGAGCAATGACCGCATCAGGGATGTGACCTTTAAGGTTTTCCAACTTCAAAGGACCAGCATTAACTATTGGAGTTGATGGTTCTGTGATAAGTTGTTTTTCTCCGAACATCTTTGTCCAAGTTCCTTCGCCAACAATACCGTCAGCAGTTAATCCGTTTGCGGCTTGCCATTTTTTTACCGCTGCTTCGGTTCCAGACCCGAAAACCCCGTCGGCTACTAAACCTAATTTCGCTTGGAGTTTTTTAACGTCTTCTCCCTTAGACCCATTCTTTAGTATCATAGTAATTTATGTTTATTTTCATAAATATTCAAAAAAACGGATAGGGTTAATAGAATAAAATAATAAAATTTTTGGCCCGAATACTCTTTTTTGAGTATTTATAGTAACCAAGATACTATCGAATGAATTTGCTTATACTCCTTTTGGTGAGCATTTTGCAATTTGCAATGCCTCACCCCACCTTACAAAACAATGATGTTATATGGGTTGAATCTGTTTCTAACAAGATTCAGATTGGAAATCTTGCTGGTAATCGAAATTTAGAATTCGGTGTCAGAAATATCATTGAGGAGTTTTTACAAGAACAAAATTTTGATTTAGATCCTGACTCATCCACTAAGTTGGTTGTGGAAATTGTGTATTTGGATGTGTTAAAAACTAAGTCAAATTTTTCTGTAATCCACAAGGATAAGGAGTCAGTTGTAATTCGATTGAAAGGTGTTTTGAAAGTTGATGGGAAAAAAACCAAAGAAATTGTTGTAGAAGAAGAGTCATCTGAAATTTCCATGTCGACCTTGATAGTAGACAATGGAGGAAACTTCAATCAACAATCTTTGAGTAATGCTTTGAAGAAAGCATCGGGTGTCTTGGTGAATCAATTATTTGAAAACAACTAAAATGAGATATACACTATTATTTGCTTTACTGATTACATCATTTGTGTCATTTGGTCAATCCAATATGAAATTCAAATTTCCAAGTGACAAGGTCATCTCAGATTTGAATAATCAAGTCATAGACAGAGGTGATGAGTTTAATGTTATTGTGGTTGCCAATGGAAATGGTGACAACGTAATCAAACAAGTATTGTTTGATTTGGAATATGATAAAAGTCACTTCGATTTAATTACGATCAATCACACTGGAGTTGTAGGCAGTGGAGGAATTTTACCTGTTAATTCAAACCCACAAATATCATTTCAGAATTATCCTGGATATTCATATGTTGGAAATTCAACCAACACAAACGGAACCACGAGGTTTCAAACCGCGGGATATACTTTCAACCAAAGTTCAAATAATACCATTATAAGAGCCATGATTACTTGGGCAAGTAATTCTGGTGTTAATAATACAAATTACGAGAATTTCTTGGTCATCAGATTCAGAGTAAAACCAACTTCTACGGCAACAACATTTAATCCGATAAAGTTGAATTTTGCAGCTGGATGGAATGGAAATGGGCAACAAGTTTCTACAATAATGGAAACTCCATTGACAACTGATGTTATTTTGAATCAAAATACAGGAAAACTTGTCACAGCGAAAGTTGATGTCAATTCGAACCTTTTCAACATATCAGGTCTCAAAGTTGCATTTAGGGACACGGTCACCAATACTGTTCAGTCATTCCCAATATTAACAAATGGGAATGTCGATATTAACCAATCCCTTTTATCTGAAAATAAAGTTTATGAGGTTACTGTTCAACACGAATCAGACAAATTAAACACCATATATAATGGAGCAATCAGCGTATCTGATTTCACCTCAGCACAATCAGAATTCACAACTATGGGTCTTGATGGTAGTAAAGGAACTGTAATCAATACAGGTCAATCTTTGTATGCCGCTGACATCAATAGAAACAAAAATATAGATGGTGGTGACTTACCAAAATTATTGGCTCAAGTCGTTGGAATCGACAATATAACTACAGTTCCTGAAGGTTATACACAAGGAAGCGGTGGTTATATGAATGTTCCTACTTGGGTTTCAACTGATGCAAGAACTGTTTCAGGAGAGGTTGAGTGGGTTGTATTGACAGTAAATAACTATGGACAAGCATCTT